GTGAACCGGTTGCCGGCATTGTCCGTCCAGCACCACAAGGGAGGATTCGTAGTGGATGCCTTGGCTACATAAGAGCCGCCTCCCATCGAAACAACGCCCATCTTGGGTACAACCATTCCGGTCTTGTACTGACCCATCTGGGTGTAACCCTGTCCATCCACGCCATCCTGAATCATCGGCACGCTCTCTATATCAACCAATACACCTTTCGCATCATAGAATGAAAATATGATTTTGGAAGAAATGGATGAAGAAGGAATAGAGGCACCATTACTGGTACTGATTTCAGAACCGTTATCTATGGCGTATTTCAAGGTTCCATCCGTAGTGACTTCCGAAACACCGCCAACTGTTTTCATCCTCGTTGCAGAAATCCCGGAAACGGAATACGTACCGTCTTTCTTCTTCACAATATTGCTCGCCGAAGTGACCAGACTATACAATACCGCATTCTTACCGCCACGTACACCGGCAAGCGTGAACTTGAGTACACGTGACTGTTCCACACCGTCAGCCATAGCCTTCACGGTAATTGATATCTCAGTACGATCAGCAAGAGCCGTTCCTTTCGCTACAGATAATGTAATATCACCCGTAGACAAGTCATAAGAGGATGTTACACCTGTCACGCTCTGCACGGATATGGAGGAAAGGGAAAGCTTTGTTGCTCCGTTCCACATGGATGCTGTTGTCGTAATTGACACCTCATCCACAGTTTTCCCATTTTCGTCCAATGCAGCATTATCCATCTGGTTATCCAGGTCGGCACTGATCGCATTGAACGAATGGTTAGCCCACGGTTCGGGAGTAGAGAAAGCACCCCATATACCGTCCTTCTTTGTCCTTTTGCTTACCCATTCATAGGGTATGCTTGCCGACACGCCTACAGGATCATCATTCCAGCCGGAAGGCACATAATCGTCAGTCTGTGATGTTTCCGGAGTGGAAGGTCTTGTATTCGTTGTGGTGTTCGTGAAGATAAACTCATGATCTTTCGCATCCCTTCCGTCTTTTCCGCTTTGGACAAGAAGTTCATATTCGTCGGTATTTATCTCGCCTGTAAGACAATATCCGCCATCGTTGAAAGTGAACCGGTTGCCGGCATTGTCCGTCCAGCACCACAAGGGAGGATTCGTAGTGGATGCCTTGGAAAGGAATGAACTTCCTCCCATTGTAACGATACTCATTTTGGGAACTACCAAGCCGGAATACCACGGACCGCTATTGGTCACGCTCACACCGTCCTTTCCCGGTGCTCCCGGTGTTCCCGTATCACCTTTAGACGCAATTTCCAGCCAGTCGCCATTAGATCCCGGTACAGAGGACGAACCATCCTCATTGATACACGCCCACATGCTTCCGTTATAAGACAAGCTGTCGTAGTAATCGTAATGTACGCCAGGTATATAGCCTTCCTCACGGAAATTCAAAGTCTGCACAGGTGTTCCATCCGGCTTTATCTGCTTGATGATACCTGTCATATATATATTATTCAGATACATGGAATAACCGTCCATGTTCAGTCCGAATATATTCAGATTGGAAAGGTCGCCATATTGTAGGGCAACATTGGCGGCGGATATCTCCCATGTATTCTGTTTCCACAACATACGGGTGTAAGTCCTTGTTTCGTAGACTGAGGTCTGGCGCTCCGTATTAGTAAAGCTGCCGTATGCCACGAAAGTCATCATCTCAAAAGGGTCGAAAGAAGAAGACCACGATGAAGAAGTGGGGCGCAACTGGTACTTGAATGTTTCGTTTCTTTCACCTGTAACTTCCGTAATCGTGAAATAGACTGTACAGAATCCGGCAAAACGTCTGTTACCCTTTCCATCGTCGTAATCCTCCGTAGCGTTCCCGGTGATGTTATGATAGATACCCATACAGATATCGCCTACTGCGACAGCACCAATCTCACCATCTTCCAGCTTAAGTGTACATGTCTTGGTCCCTGTATCTACTGTTTCTATAATGCCGGCTCCGGGCGCACGCCACTTGTCGCCCAGCGTGACCATCACACGATTGTATCTTAATTCGGGAACTTCGAGAAACCGGCGGATAAACATGCTCTCAAACTCCCCATGCCCTGTATCGAATATCTTGGCTCCGAATCCGGTTAAGCCGCTTGCAAAACCATTCTTTCCGAAAACAGCACCGGCAAACATACTGAGAAGAAATTTAGTGGAATCCGCCACGTCCTTCCGCACGAATATCTCTTTCAGCTTCTCCGCACTGTTCTCTATCTCAGTCATTACACGCAATGCGCTCATCACATCCTCATCGGTGTAGGTGACATCCTTGTCACCCTGCTTTACGATGCGGTTTATCAGATTCCCGGCTATCTTAAGACCTTTAAGAAAATTGATTATGCCTTGCGCATCATCGTTATTCAGTGCTGACAAAAACCAATTAAGCACAGGAGTATCATCGTCTAGTGTGTATGCGGATTTAGCATGATCGGCATTTGTTATATTGCTACTTCCACCGCCACTTCCCGTTCCGCTTCCCGTACCACTTCCACCTAATGTTACATTTGTCGTATTCTGTGTTGAAGTGGTCTGATTTTCCTGCGCCAGCCGTTCATAGAAGGACAGTATCTTTCTTCTTGCAATGGTACATGAATATGACGGAAACATATTCTCTTTGGAATATTTAATCTCCAAAGACTGTATCTGCAACTGCATATCCACTATCTGACCGCTATCAGAGAAATCGAAAACGCCTATTCCATCATCCCTTACCTTTAGCATATTTCCTTCTATGAAGTCAATGAAAAGGTTAGGATGCTCTGCGACAAATCCACTAGATATGTCTATTGAAACAGTTTTATTCTCATGGTCATATTTTGACAGGTAGTCAAGAGCCGCCTTTTCAAGCGTATTCTCAGCCATTGTCACATACGATTCGGGCATGACAATATTCAGAATGACAAACTCCGTTCCTGCTGCAATTGAAGGAGATTTACCATCCGTGTAAAGGGGAAGTTTGGCATTGTCGCTATCCGTTCTGTAACATGATATTTTATATCGTGCCCCCTTATTAAACATGGCAACATCCTCTTCCGTTTCTCCTGTATCACCGTTTACTTCACCGTAAAGAGGAATAATACCGTTTTTGTTTATCTTAAATTCCGTTCCCGTATAAGTTCCTGTACGCATACTGAACACCGCGTCCGTTACAGAAGCGTATTTATAATAGAACCTGTCCTGTGAACCGTCCTGATTACCGAAATGTATGTTGCAGGTCATTTCCTCACTAAAGCCTATCTTACAGCTTCCAGCAGGAACATCGGAATCAAACGTGAACTCAACACGTATGGTGACTGTCGTATTCTGACCTTTTTCTATATATCCTACAAGAGCGGTCTTGTCGTAAGGTATTTCAAGCATACCAGTAGCACCTTCCTCTCCGATAACAACCTCTTTCAAAGGAGAAGCCTGACCCAATACACGGTTCGTAACCATACGTAGGTTAATCTTCACCTTTTTCCCTACAGCATCACTTCCTATGGGCAATACACTGAAAAGCATCTTCCCGGAGAATGTGGCAGTAACCTTTACAGGCTGGTCATAATATGCCCTTGTACCATATATATCAAAACGCTCAAAATCCATGTACTTGTCAAACATAGCATGGGGTTTGTACTGGGGCTGCACATTGTCGTTTATCTTGTCGGATGAATCACCGTCCTCATATACCTTGTACCCTAGGTTGAATCCTGGAGAGGTCATATAAATGAAGAAACTGTCACTATCATCACTCTTTATAGGAGTAGACCCGATGATTTTATCTATTCGTGTTGCTGCGCTAGCACCCTCACCTGCCACCTTTCCCGATTGAGGGTCTGGTTCTCCATCCGCCTTGTATGTATCCCATTCGGGAAGTCCTGACGGGTACAGATCGCCAAGCTTTTTCCCTCTGATGGAAGGATATATCCCACTGAACGTGTTTGATATGGTTTTTCCTCTTACACCATAGTTCTTCAATCCATATTCACTGTCAATGAAATATCTTATGTTCCCGTCAGAATCATTCGGAAGAAGGATGTACGGGCAATAGCGTGATTCATCGGCAGGCTTAGCGTCCTTCTTGTATTCAGGCGGAACGTTCCTGCTTCCACCTTGTGGTATGATTCGGGTTATGACAGGTGTACTTGTATCTACGGAAGAGGAAACTTTTACAGCACCCCCACCGTCACCCTGCTTGAATGTCCAGTTTACGGACGGTCTTGTCTTATCTGTAATGGTTATTATTCCTCCATTGGCTGTCGTAGAGAAATAATAGTTTAGATAAAACTTGTCATAGAAAAATTTCAATGCTTCAAACAGGTTGGTGCCATCGGTTATGTCAATCATATCCTCTGTCAGTTCGCCTTCCGCATCCACATTCAATGTCCATGTGCCAATGCCTGTATATCCTGCACCCAATGACGCATTGTAAGACTGTATATTCGCTTCTATACGTGCGGCAAGCTGTTTTGCATCACCCCAAAACTGGAACAGACCGCCATGAGTGTATCTTATCTTATTTATTTCCCCACCTGTTCCGCTTACTATGTCAAGAAATGCCACATTCTGCAAAAGCACCTCCTTACCGTAAAACAGAAGGGAGTATTTGTATTTCCCTGCTTCGTTAAGATTATCTCCCGATGGGGCTTGGTACAGGATGAATGTATTACCGTTATATACGACTGTATCGTATTCCGATTCGCTTTTTGAGTTGTATGCCTTGAACTCTATCGGAACAACGGAAACGACTTCACAAGTCAATTTTCTCACTTCCTGCAAAGACGGGCTGTATGAAAAATCAGCACTTTCCGCAACAACTTTATTTCCTCTTTTAATCTGTAAAATCATTGGTCTTTAAATCGCTGGTTGGTCAATACTGAAATTTAACGAAAATGTATATGCAGACACAAGTTTATCCGGGTTCTGCAAGTCCTGAACGTCCTGATAACTCATCTTTGCGCCTGTTTCAAAACCAGTGCATCTTATCACCTGCTTTGCCGATTCGCCCCATATATCATTCCATATAGAAAATGAAGATGAACCGTAAGGCGTATCTGGAGTGGCAGGTATCACATTGGTTATATATGAATAGAACGAACGGATATTCGTCTTTACCGTTTCCACATCTCCCAAAGCGGCAAATGTTATGCTTCCTTCCGTTGGCTGGTAAACAGGCGTTACAGGTTCGTACACCTTCTGACCGTTCTTGTCATACCATTTTTCGGCATAGGCTTCCTTTCTTGTCGGCAAATCCCATAATCCCTTGCTTTCAAGTATATACAGCCTGTATGTGGCATACAAATCCTTTGCCGTATCGCTTCCTTTCTTTATAAAATATTTAGATATAGACATCCGTTCAATTTTCAATTAATGCAAAATTAGAAAAAATATTTTAAAAAACAATCAACTTCACAAATTATTTTTCTATATTTGCATCACAATCGGTGCTTTGGATGAGTGGTTTAGTCAACGGTCTGCAAAACCGACCACAGCGGTTCGATTCCGCTAAGCACCTCAAGTGATTGGATTTTTTTTTGTTCATAATCAAACTGGAACGCCCTGCCAACTGTGAAGCTAGCAGGGCGTTTGTTTTAGTCAATTATAACTTTTATCGCATTTCCGCCTGACCTTGGGGCAATGGAAACGACACTTAGAAGTGCTGTCTTTATCGCCATAGTTGCGGCAAGCTGCTGGGTGAGAACCTCCAACTGTGACTGCTGTATGGCTGTCATGTTCGTTCCTCCCGTTCCTGCCGAACCACCATTTAACGATACCAACTGACGGAGAAGATCGCTTTGGACAACCATTTCGTATCTCATCCCGTTAAGATAGCCCAATGCCTGGTTAAATGTATTCTCGTCAACTCCTGCAATGGCATTGGACAGACCTTCCGCATTTTCCTCCGTTTCGGTAAGCATACCACCAAGGGCGTTGTTTATCTCATTGACAAACTTCATTGCATCTGCAAAAGCAGGCTCCAATGAAACTAGAATATTTCCTAAATTTTTAGCTTCTTCTTCATCAAGTTTTCGGTCTGCAAACATACCACCTGTACCGTCCGCTCCAAACAGTGTAGTCTGTACCTGTTTCATTACTTTTTCTATATATTGTTGCATAACCATTTTCTTTACAACATCCCTCATAATGTCTGCCACAGTGCCCTTATAAGCCTTTGCAGCATCCTCACCTTTCAGCCATGCTTCGACAAGAGCGTCACCTATCTGGCTAGCCCAGTCTTTCAAGTCAATGCTGTACAATTCTTTGGCAAGCGTTTCCGTATAATATTTTATCTTATACTCCAATTCTTTTATTGTCTGTTTGTAATCTTCCACTTTCCCCCTATCTGACTTTTTCTTATCTTCTTCGGCTGCTAGAATATCCTTTTGAATTTGCAACTGTTCTTGCAGATTTGATACCTGTTGGGATGTAACCTCATCAAGTTTTGCCGGGTCTATAATGTGCTCAAATTCCTTTTCAAGCATATTATAGATATTGGTCAACTTCTTTGATTCAAATTCAAGATTCTCTATATGTTTTTGAAGCCTTTTGTCATGCTGTCTGTTAAACGTAGCGATAACATCAAGCGGCATGGATATAGCCGAGCCTATCGCACCTGCGAAATCACCGCTTTTGAATGAATCCCATGATTTCTTCACTCCTTCATTCATAACGCCCATAGCTTCCGAGAACTGGTTCATCTCGCGCATGAAACCACTGTCAGTATCCTTACCCATAGAATCCATAAGGTTGGACACGGATGCGATTATCTGCTGCATAGCCTTTATAGCATTGTATATATTGGTTATGATAAAGTCAATAAGATTCACCGTCTGCAAAGCGTTCTGTGCGGCAGCCATCATTCCTTTGCCAGTCTTGACAGCTTCCTGTCCGCTCTTGTATCTTGATTCGGCTTCCGACTTGGCACTCAAAGCGGCATTGGCGGCTTCTTCATCACCGTTCTTCATCGCGTCCTCGTATGCCTTGGAAGCATTTTCTATGTCAGCCATAGCCTGTTGCATATCATTCATGCCTGCCATCATCTTTGACTTTCCTGCATCATAACGCTTGTTGTACAGACCGTCAAGACCTTCCTTCATGTATGTCTGCAAGTCAGACTGGTTGTTCTTCATCATCTTCTCTATCTGCTTGTCCACACGTTCAAGTTCCTTCATGTATTCCTTTGCACTGATAGCACCAGACCTGAACGCACTGTTGAGCATTTCCCTTACCTTGTCAGCTACGGTATTTGCAGCCTCCATAGACATCGCTTCAACAGCACCGAAGAAATTCTGATAGTCTGTGGTCAGCTTGAACAAGTCCATCTCTTCGCTTTTCTGCAATGCGGAAGTTAATGAAGTGTTGCCCATACCCTTTGCCGTTTCAATTCTTTTTCGGTAATTCTCCCTGATAATATCAACCTGTGTATAGTAGTCACCATATTTTTCAAGGTCATTCGCATATTGTTTTGCCATCTCACCGAAATAGCCTTTCCATGCGTCAATCATTCCTTGGATAACTTGTTTCTGTTCATCACCTATATTCTTATTCCCCTTAATAGCCTCCTGTACCTGATTGATATACTGGTTCATTGAGGTGAATGAAGATGTGTCGGGCACGACAGAAACGCCAAGGTCAAGATTCATTCCTGCCAATGCGGATTGCAAATTGTTATATATACCTGCTGCAAAACTTTCAGCCATGGTAGATGTGTCACCGCTGAATTGAACGGCAAGGTCTAAGGCAAGGTCTGAATCACCCGTTATCCCAAGTATGTCACTGTAAAAGTCATACTTGTTCTTGTATCTGTCAAACTCATCCGTAATCCTCTTCATCACCTTCTTGGCTGCATCAACATAAATTTCAGAGGACAATTCGGCTGCTTTCCTTGCATTTTTAACAGCATCCTGTGGAACACGTGTTTCCAATTCCTTTGCAGCCTTGTTGTAATTGTCAACAATAGCCTGTTTGTCATATACAAGGTCTACGCCAAGTTTTAACGCCTGTGAACCGTAGATGGCTTCAATCTGCTTTTTAGCTTCTTCCTTACCTATGTTAATGCTCAAATCCTTAAACTTGGAATAGGCGGATTCAAGCAATGACAACCTGTTTTTCCAAAGGTCAGCAAGAGGATCTCTTTTCTTCCCTTCCTTCTTCTGCTTTTCCAGTTCAAGGTTGAATTGTTTTGCCGTTCCCGTAGCCTTTGACATCGCTTCGTTGGCAGCGTTAAACTCGCTTATTATTTGCCTTAATGTTTCAAGTTCTTCGGGATTTACCAATCCTGTCATTTGGTATTTATCACCTACTTTTTTCAGTTTACCCTCTTTGGTAAATTTATCAATAGTTCTCTGATAGTTTTCTATCGTACTTTTTGAATCCTTATATTCCTTTTTTACGGCATTAAAGAAATCTTCTACAGTCTTTATATCTGACGTTTTGATTGTTATAGTCCACGCTTTTCCTGTAATCTCGTCAAGAGATTTCTTCCATCCTGTCAATCCTGCTTGGGCTTCCCTATCATCAAGTTCAAATTGAATACGCCATCTTTCTTTTGCCAGTTCGTTTAATTTCTTTCTAGCATTTTCCCCTAATTCATTAGCTACTGCAAATTCATCAAGATGTATCTTTAATTGTTTCTGTTGCTCATCAGTAAGGTTTTTTACATCTATATTGCCAAATACATCTTTAAGTTTTTTCTCAGTATATTTTGCAAATAAATTAAAGGATGATTCAAGTTTTTTTACTTCATCCGTGATGCCCATCCTCAATTTCTCATACTCCTTCAACAATTCCTCACTGTCAAAATGGGTTTTGTTCTTGAATATTTCAAATGTTCGTGCATCTCCTGACGTTTCAGCCAAAGAACGTATCTTCTCTACAATAGTAGCTGCCGAAGCCCCTTTGTTTATCAGTTCGGTAAGTTCGTTTCTCCATTCCTTAGTACCCTTACCCATGTTTATAATTTCCTTGGATGCCTGTACTATCTGACCACGAAACTCTTCTATATCCTTACTTGCCGAAGTGAGTTTTACAGACGATTTCTCGTAATCTTTAAGCATATCAGAGAATGAATCACCAAATACACCCGTAGATGTTGCCTTATCCGCCTTGAACATTATATCCGCATTTTCGGCAGCACGTTTATAAACCTGCTCTAGTTCCGATGCCGACTTTTGCAGATATTCGACACGAGATTTCTGATCATCTATTTTCTTGCTGTTATGTACTATATACTGCCCCATATTGCCATATTTAGACAATACTCCAGTAAGTGTTTCCTCATACGACTGCAACTGTTTCGTGTCAAGCTGTTCAAGGTTTTCCGGGGTAAGTTTATCGAAGTTTATCTTGTCAAGGTCTTTTTGCAAATCACTGTATGATTCACGGAAAGACTTTGCACTGTCCTTTATCTTCTGATTGAACTCTTCCGAACGTGCAGACATCACATGAAACGCTTCCGCCACAAGTCCTGCAACGGTAAGTATCGTCATGAGCGGATTAGCCTTTATCGTAAGCCACAATGTTTTCAATGAATTTGTCAAACCGAATGTTGCCAGTTTGAATCTGTTCATCAACATTGTCGTTTTTGTCATAGACAACATTCTTGCAGCTTCCGCACCTGTCAGTTTAAGTTCGGTGACAAGAAGATGCCGTTCAGCCTGTGTCAGCATATTCGTGGCAAGAATACGTTTTGCCATCTCTGCCGACATCTTTCCCGAATTAACGGCAGCAGCTATCTCTACGGCAGACAGCTTGGATGCTGTAGCTATCTTCCATCTCTCGGCAGTAGTTAGCGTTCTATACATTGCAGCCTGTTTAAGTAACTGTGCTTCCCGTAATTTTTCAGCCTTAATTGCATTAGTTGTTGCGACAACCTCTTTACCGAGCATAGCTGTTCTAGCTAGCTGTAATCCTTTCAACGCGGCATATCCTACAGCAACGCCCTCTATTGCTTTAGAGAAGTATCTCCAGTTGTTCATCGCATCGGTTATGCTTCCAACGATACCTTTCAGAACGGAATCATTCGCCTCGCCTATGTCATTCATCATAATCTTGTATGAATCGGCAAGGTTGCTTACCATACCTTTCAAAGATGCGGCTTGTATTTCCTGCATCTTGTAGAACATACCACCATCTTCCGTCATTGTGGTAAACATCTCCCGAATATACTCGAAAGGAATCTGACGTGTTGATATGGCGTTGAACACATCATCAGTAGTTTGAGCCACACCTCTTACTTCTTCCAGTTTTTTTCTCAATGAATCCAATGCAGGAATACCGGCCTCTGTCAATTGACGTAATTCCTGCCCTCTCAATACACCTGCGCTTCTTATCTGACCATAGGCAAGAATGATACGTCCCATATCAACGCCAAGACCTGCGGAAACGTCCGCAAGACTTTTCATTGTACCGTACAATTCGTTGACAGGTATCTGGAATGCAGCAAGCTGTTTGGTATATCCAACCAAATCGCTGAACTGGAAAGGAGATATTACAGCAAGGCCCTTAATCTGACTGAATATCTGGTCAGCCCGTCTTGCATCTTGTATAATGGCACGTAATGACACCTGTTGCAGCTCAAACTCTCCACGAATGGCAACAAGTTCCTGAAACATATCTCTGAAAAAGTAGAATCCGGCATAAGTCTTTATCGTATTGACAAACTCACGCATCATTCTGCTCTGCTTTGTCAGTTCCTCGGTAAATTCCTTTGAACTTGCGGCATTTTTCTGATTGGTCTGCTGCATCTTTGTTCCATAGGATGTAGCTTCGTTTACAAACTTGTTGTGTTCCTGTATCTTCCTGTTGAGAAGAGTAAGGGTACGGTTATAGTTTGCATCAGTCGTATTAAGCGCATTACGTCTGTTTGTCAATTCAGAAATAAGATTGTTAGCCTGATTGATAGACGTAGGATTGATATTAAGCAATTCATTCGTTGATGTTTTTCTTAAAGATGATTGCAACTTCTCCAATCTGCCCTGCAATTTTTGAATAAGAGCGTCAGCCTTTGTTATCTGATTGCTGTTTAAAGGAATATCAACCTTAAATTTATTCAATAGTTCAAGGCGTTTTTGTATGGCAGCAATTTTCTTGTTCAAGTCCTCAGCACTTCCCTCCGGCATACCAAGGGCAAGTCCAGACTGACCAGAAAGGTATTGTAGATACTTCTGATTGGTCTGCTGCATCTTTTTATTCGCCTGCTCCTGCTTTGATGCTTGTTTATCCATCTCCTTTGTCCGTGCAATCTCCATCTCGTATTGCTGGCGTAGAAGGTTAAGTTCTCTTTCATCGGAAATGGACAATTTGGGCGCACTGTTAGCAGTAAGGGAATATGCCGTTTTCAATCTGTTCAATTCAGCCACAAGATCATCTATCGCTTTCTTCTGACTTTCAAGATTGGCTTTTCTTGTAGCCATTCCCTTATCTCCGCCTGCATTGCCTAGGTTACGGTAAGTCTTTTCCAGTTTGTCATACTCTCTTGTCGCTTCGACAATCTTGTTTGACAACCCTTCCATCTGAACAAGTATATCCATTTTCTTGTTCGACTTTCCTTTCCCTACCTTGGACGCGTTTTCATTCGCTTTATTTATCTTATCTACAACCTCGCTAAGTTCTGCATTCATTTTGCCTATATCGGTCAACATAGGCTTGAAGGACATCTCCTGGTTAAAGGTGTCCTGCAACTTCTTCTGTATATCCTTTATCTGTTTGTCAAGACCGGAATCATCTAGCCCAATCTTAAACTTTAATGCTCCTAAATCAACATCAGCCATAGTTATTGTTTTTTTAATTATTGCAAAAATAGCAAAAATAAACACAATAGCATGATTTACAACAAACAAAAACCCATTAGTATTTTTTAACATATTAAAAATTGTGGATAAAAACGATTATGTTATCTTTGCAAAAAGATAAATGTATTATGGCATTTATAACCAATTAAACACTATTTAACTAAATTGGTATCACCCTTGGTAGAAGGGGATGAGGACGTGGAGTGGTCGGCAGTAGTCGGGACGGTGAAGCGTCAATATGTACGTGTATAAACGTATATAATTACCTGTGGAAAAACAATATAATTGAAAAGCGAATACTAGTAAATTTATGAATAAGCCGTTTTCTATATTGCTATTTTTTTTGTTACTGTCGTGTTCTTGTTCACGCAAGCTACTTCCATCTTCGACAAATACAACTATAGTAGACCACAACACGACAGTAACGGAAAGAGTAGTATGGCAATCAAAAATAATAACTCTTCCAACAGAACACATACAACATACAACATTTGAAGATAGTTCACACTTGGAAACATCATTAGCCATATCAGACGCTAAAATAATGTCGGATGGTAGACTTTTTCATAGTTTGAAAAACAAGAAAGACTTTTTACAAGACAGTATTCCATCTTTGGAAAAAGAAACGGTAGTGACGAAAGATTCTATAATAACCGTAGAGAAAATTGTAGAAGTAAAGGTAGAAAAGGAATTGTCTAAATGGCAAAAAATACTGATCAATCTTGGATACATAGGTATCGGTTTCATATTGTTTTCAGGTTACAAAATAGCCCGAAAGTTCATGTAACTTTCGGGCTTGTTTTACTAGATGCCATACCACGTGGTAAACAAACTAATCTTCATAATTATTATTTTTTAAATATTTTGTAACACTATTCATTACGCATTCTACACACCATCCTAAAAGATATGCAAAATGCTCGTCTTGTCCATTTTTATAACCCATAGAAATATCGCAATAGTCAAACACATCACAAACATAATGAGTTGATTCGTGAGCTACAGTATTTATTTTTAGACCATCATTTGATAGCCAAATAAGTACACCTAAATTATTTGTACTTTTCTCTCTTACATTGATAGTCAAGCCATAACAGCGTTCAATTTCATCTTTAGATATATCTATCGGGTCATGATTGTGGTTGGTAAATTTTCTATTGATTTTTTTCCATTGGTCATTCCCCACTGCAACATACAGTTTAAGGGGATATATTTTAGGATCATATTTTGTTATCATCGCAAAACGTCTTTTAATAATATATCAGGATGTTCTTCTTTAGGTTTATACTCTTTGAATCTACCTATAAAACCACTTGCATTCATGTTAGCTTTCTCGTATAAATCATCTGTAAGAGAAGCCTTGTATAACTTCATCTTTTCTTCAAAATGGTAATCAAGTTTAGGTTGATCAATTATAACAGCTTGTATATAACTCCATGAATATTTCCATAATAAAGCCCAATCCTTAATTACTACCAAACCTCCGAATAGCTTTAAATCTCCTCTGAATTGGGGGAAATCTTTTTGGATAGATCCTCTTGAGCCGATTTTGCATCGAGAGATAATTTCATGGCATCCTTCTTGCTTAATGTCGCTGTCGTATCTATCAAGAACGCTAAACGGATTGTATTTGTAAAAAAATCACTGACATTAGCCCCCTCCACGATGGCTTCTATCAACGGAGTTAGTTCCTTATGGTCATAGTGCCTGCTTAACCACCAAGCGTATATACGTCTTGCAAAAGGAATTATCTCAAAAAACCAATAGTTATTCAATACTCCTGCCGCTGCAACTTTGTACGGAATAGATGCGTCATTTTTCATAATTGCAATCATTTCCTTTTTCGCTGTATCGGGGTTGATAATGTCACGTATCAACAGCTTGTCTACAATATAATCGTATGCACCCAGTCTAAGACCACGCACCTTGAATTTCTTATTGCCAACCATAACCTCTTTGTATTTATGAGTGGCAAACTTCTGCATCTTTATCTGATCATCTAAGTCAGGTTGTTTCCAATTGAATATTCCCATTTTTTAAACTAACTTGAACGGTTTAATCATTAATTTTCCTTTCACATCTACCTTTGATATGTTCTTTGGAGTATTTGTATGTACGAACACCTTGGTATATTTAGACGATACAATATCAAGTTTGGCATCGTCAATCAAAGAAACGTGTACTATGCTGTTATCAAGCGCAACAAGACTTACATGGCTGTTATCCTTGACATACATCTCTCCTATACCGAAATCGTTGAATGTGACAACACAATCACACGAACCGTTAAAAATAGACCATTTAGGATTGCTTATGAAAAGGTTGGTATCATCAACGAAGATATTAAACTTCTCCCTAACTCCTGCAAATTCCTTCTTGATTATTTCATTTGACGGGTATCTGTTAAATAGGCAGAAGTCAATGCCTCTGATATATTTCTCGCATAATTCATATTTATCCGGGTTTCCCCATTCATTTGTCCATTCCTTACACAGCCCAAGACTTATAGCCTTTTGCTTTAATTTATCAGACAATTCTTTATCTGTCATGGTGTTATTTTTTACAGCAAAAATACAACAAAGGTTAACAAAAATCAAACACAGGTAGTTAAAAAACAATAAAAGCCGGACAAAATGCCCGGCTAATAATCCATCACCCCATATACATCATTCACCCGAATTGTCAAGTTCGAGAACCATCATGGTTTTCAAATACTGAGTGTTAACTTCCAATGCTGTCACTGTAACGGAGAATCCAAGGTATCCTGCGTTACTTGGAGCACCTGTGAAGCTGACAGCCCATGATGCCTTCGGGAAGAAGATCATACGGTCACCAGTACCGTTGATAATACCGATAGGACGTACAAACTGTTTAAACGCACTTGCCCCAAATGCTTTCAATTTTTGAGTAGTACCTTTTCCGAAAGCGTCTTGTGTGTCAGTCAGAGAATCCAAATTCAATTCAGGAGTTGTATTACCAGTAGTAAAGAATGCAAATGCAGCCTTAGAGGTAGACATACCTGTAAACGTGAATGCCATAGTACCAGGTGTGATGTTCTGGAACACAGTAGCACCCTGTTCATTCTTGGTTTCAGAAGTGTCAGCGTCCGTTCCTGCGGATTCTGTAGTACCAGACTCAATATTAGGCAGGATTTTTGGATTCAAAAATGATGAATATTGAGTCGAATCGGTAATTTCAATAGGATCAAAAGTCAAAGCAGCCGATTGCCCGTTCAAGTAAGCAGGGCTGGTGTCTAAATTTACTCGTGCCATTCTATTTTCTAAATTTAAAAGGTTATTACTATATGTAGAAAACGTATCTATTGATGTGTTTTCACTCTTTTTTCTTACGGTTCCCATGCGGCTAATCTTTATAAATATCAACGTTTAACAGAACGGATGTATAATAAAATCCGACACCATCAAACATTGGTGGTAAAACATTAAATATTTTAAAATGAAGCTGCACAGCCTTTTGAGGAAATAAGTTCACAATCTTCTCACTTAACGCATCCATAATTGACGGATAAATATTACCCGGTAATGCTCTAACAAACAAAGTAACCGTAGCCATTGTTTCGCCCTTCCCAAAATGTCCATAAGGACCATTTTCAGTGTTGCTTACAATCCTAGTATTATTGTTTACGACAATAAAACTCGTTACCTTATCATCAACATTTGCAGGACGCTGTACTTTATATACATCATCAGCAATATTCTCGTCCAATACAATATTGTACAAGGTTGTATTTATCGTTGAAGGATTAAAGTACCCCATTTACCTCACTTAAAATATTTGTTTAACATATTAGCTGCAATTTTTTTAAAAACTACAGTATATTTACCTCCGTTTAAATCTGTTTTTGTTTTAAGCCAAGAATCTGTAAGAACATTCAATAAATGGTAATTCTCCAAATACTTCCCATAAAACATGACAGCAGCTACAACTAGTTCGTATCTTCCGGACCTATCAGACTTGTAACTATTGAAGAAATCTTTAGCTACTTCACGTCCCCAATACTCAACTCCGTTACGCTTCCTTGGTTCATCCGCAACCTTAACCGCATTTGCCCACACAATCTTCTTTAGGACTCTATCTTTATAAATGCCGCAACCATAACTATCTTCAAGATTGAAAGTTTGATTGGTAAAGCCTTCCATGTCTTTTATATCATCCATAACATTTGTCGCGATATCTTCCATGAACTGCATGATAGACTCATCCAAGGCAAGCTGGACATTACTACCAAACTTTTTCAAAACTTCATCATTCTGTTTTGCTGACATTCTTTGTTCTAGTTTTTCTTGTTGTAGGTTTATTCAGTTTATCAATCTGCTTTTTTAGCTTATCCCTATCCTCCTTGGCGTTTTTCAACTCATTCTTTATACTATTCATCTCATTGTAAAGCTCTTGAATCTTCTGATAAGCATTACGAAGAGATTCTTGATAACTTAATATTTCCTCTTGAGCCTTTTTTAATTGAGCACCTTGAAGAGCAAATCCTTTTTCTAGATTATCCAAGGTAGAAGAATCAATTTCAGTTTCTACTTTTTTCTTCTTTTGCTTGAACAAAAGAACAGAGGTTATAAGGGTTATACCATTTGTTCCCAACAAAGCAAGTATTATTTCTGTCCAGTTGATTGTCATAGTCTTTTAGTTTTCTATTTGGTTAAAGTATACTACCGTCCCAAATTCCATATTATTAAATGGAGGCTTCTTTATCTCACGCCAATTGTTACTATTGTCAGAAAAAGGATGGTTGAAATTCTGCCAGTCTAACAAGCATCCAGATGGTATCGTAACGTCATTATCTTCTAGGTAAGCGGCATATTCGGATTTATCCACATCATTCGTTTCTGAACCAGTATCCTTTTCCTGTATGTTTGCTTTTCCTTCATATATCATTTCCCAATCTGGAATAGATTGATATTTATCAGAATTATTTTTATTCTGATAAATCCTCACCATATCAGGAAACATATCTTCACCTAAAACACTCTTTCCCATATCACCATCTCAATCTAGTTATTTCAACATCTGTTCCAACATCCAAATTCAAACCCCATTTGGCATATAATTCCTTTGCGCGTTGTTCCAATCTTTTCTTATCATTGATAGAAATAGTCTTGCTAGTGTCAGTAATCGACCAATTACCAGCTTTCTTCGTCTTTCCCTGTATCGTTGAAGGGGCAGTGCAAACAATGAGAAGCAAGTCAGCATAAGCCAAATCCTTCTTCATCTCAGACGTTTCACGGCTGTCATCAGACAAACGGAATCCCCATTTCTGGGCAACACTGATATACGATGTGTTTTTCAACTCATAGTCAATCTGTGCTTTCAGATATTCACGCATAGACATATAGAAATATGCTTCCACCTTCATGTTACCCTTTGCTGTTATCTGAGGGGTAACTTGAATAGTAAACGGATTATCCGAAACTTTCAGTCTATCTTCCGGCTTCAATGTTTCATTGTCGGCAATAAGCCAGTATCCGAACTCTACACTTTCTTCGGGAATAGCTTGGAGCGTGAGAGTATCTCCAATGAAATACTCCCCTGCGCCCTTTGCTGTGCCTTCGCCATTTATATCAATAATGACCTTCATGGTTCAACCTTTTACAATCCCGTATTTGACTGTTCGTCAACCTTCATAATGATAAGGTTGTTCGGATTCTTCATCACAGGACATGCCCACAACTCACCTGAACTCTTCTCAGCATACGGTTCAGAAGAATACTGATGCAAGAACGCGATACGTCCGCCTTCCAAAGAAGAAATACGTACAGCCGGGTTGGTATCCTGCAAATACATTGACGGTGAGTTCTTGATACGGAAGAACTGACCGCTCTGAACAAGAACAACGGTGTTCTTTTCAAAAGACGGTTTGGCTTCCTCAATCACACCAAGTTTGTTCCATTTTGATTTTTCATCAACAGGAATAATCACAGGAATAGAGAACACCTTCATCAGCACATCAACAATCTCCTGATTGTTCATAGGATAGATTGTAGTAGATGCTGCGGCAGGAACAAGACGAGCCTGTACTGCTGCTGTCACTTTCGGGTGCATCAGGAAGTTGTCATACAAATCCTTGGACATTTCAAAGTGGTCGTATGGTACACCGTCATTGTCGGCAATCTTACACATTCTTTGAAGGTCTTTAATAGGATCTGCATTCTCGTTCGGTGTCCAGTCTGTATCGCTAAACCATTTCTGCTTCAACGCTTTCAACTTGTGTTTTGCAGGAACACGATAGTCAATCTGAACAGGGATTGAGTTGGTACCACTAGCTGTATAGTTAAGCATACCTGTAGAAAGAGCCTGATAAGTCATGCAGTTCAACTCGGTATGGAAACCTTGGATACACGCTTCCATCTTTGTGTACCATTTCTCACGGATCTTGTCAAGCAATGCGCCTTGCGGAATGTCAAGTTCATAGAACTCCTGAATATCGGTTTCCATAAACTGAATGGCGTGACCCATCTTCGGAATACGGCCAGAATACCATTCAAATCCCGTAGTATCCATGATAGGCTTTTCAGCCAAAGGAGCCAGCATTACAGGACGGGTAGCCTGTGTGTATTCGTCAACCATGACATTCCATGATTTACTCATCTGAGGAACATCCCAATCTCCGTAGCTTCTCCAGTTTTCGTTATCAAATTTCTGATTGGCATAATCCATAAGTTCCTGCATCTCCCCGGAGAAATGCCAATCATAGAAACTAAATGTCGATCTTTGCATAAAACAAAAAATTTAATTAGTTATACAATGTGTAACGGAAAACGCAAGGATATGATTCATCATCCTTCATCGCCTTTTTGATTGCCGAAGCTACGGGCGGAATGCGTTTTTCCAAAATCTCACTTGTCACCATCCATGCACCGTTGAAAGGATAGAGAGTGGCACCGGGAATGGTGTCAACATCATAAGGCAGGATAGCATTAGGAATAACCTTGAATTTTGCGCTAGCACCAACCTGTGTAACTTCAACCAAAATATCGGTCAATTCCAATTTACCTGCATCCCCGGACAATGTAAGGATGTCATATTCGTCATGAGACGAATCAATAGCGTTAATGGTAAAACCAGTTGTAGTACCTGCGGCAGTAGTAGGTGCTTTGCCGACAACCATGCCAACCTTGGCAACTGTATTACCCATGATTTTTTCAACTTTTACCGTAGCACCAGAATCCGATTTCTCATACATTCTGAATGAATAGTGAATGTCACCGCCATTCTGCTTTGAGGAATCACATTTAATCATAGTGCCAGCCGGAAGTTTGTTCCCAACTGTAGGCATACGTTCTACTGGAACGTTACATCCTACCAACAGTACGTGCAAAGACGTATCATTAGAAAAGATATGTCTTGCGCCACCAATCTTACTATAACTTGTTGCAAGAACTCCTGCTTTCATAATTTAAAAAACTATTTGTTAATTTTACTGTAATATCGGCTGACAATGTTGTTTTCCTTGTTAGCCTTATCTTCTTCTCTCTTTCTATCTATGAATGACTTTACATCGCTAGAACCACCCTTGTCAGAGATGAAAGGATTAATGCCATCCTTTGTGTATTTCGTACACGTTTCATTGTACTTTCCCTGTATTTTCAGAAGAATGCTTGTATCTTCCTCTTCGGGTGAAATCTGAATGTTCTCAAAAATGATGTTGCGCAACAACTCGTTAGGCATACCTGCTTCCGGGCGTTTAATCAAATCAGACAGCTTCTTGCGCTTTTCAGTTACAATCTGCTTCTGCTTTTCCTCCTGCTCTTTAGCTTCAAACTCTTTCTTGAACTTTTCAAACTCTTCAAGTTTAGCCTTAACATCATCGGGCAACTCAAACGGTTTCGGTTCGGGTGCTGGTGTCGGTGTAGGTTGTGGTTGCGGTGCTGGTGTCGGTTGTGGTGCAGGATGTGATTTTTCCCATTCCTTTTTCAAGTTGGATATCTCCTGTTCCTTGATTGTATCCCACTCTTTGCGCTTATCAGACGCAAACGCTCTTACCTGACCTGCCACTGTGTTCTTTAAATGATTCACAACACTTTCATTCCAGAACTTTTCCGCATTTTCCTGCGGTGCGAACGCTGAGAACTCATTAATTGTCTGTTCGATTGTACGATCTGTAATAACGGAGCTACTTTCTCCCAACGCATTCTTGATACCTTCAAAAATGACTTTTACATTTTCATCCATATACTATTTATTTTTTATGTGATTCATGCACAAGACCTTTGCGCATAGTAAGTACCTCTTACCGATGCAAATGTAGTTAAAATTTGTGTATAAGCAAAAAAAATATTTAAAAAAATATTATATTTGCGAATCATTATAATACAATGGAAGAAATTGATTTAAAATACAGAGGATTAAAGACTAAGGATGTTGTCAAATCGTTAAAACGATATGGCAAAAGGGGAATTATACCATATAAAAGCCTTGATTTCGTCCAAAAATATATAGAGGACAGAAGAAGCAAGGGGTACAAGGTAAATTTGCTTGCCCCACAGAAAGGTTCGCAGGAAGCATTTTTAAGGAACAAGGCAGGAATAAAAATACTGCACGGGAATCGTGGGGGAGGAAAATCCGTATGCCTTGGAATGGATATACTGAGTTCATGCAACCACCCGTCATTCTCCGCGCTCGTTTTCCGTAAGGATAAGACATCCGCAGAAAAAGCGGACGGTATTCTTAAAGTGGTTTCAAAAATGGTTGAACCTTATGGTGAGTATATTGATTCAAAACGCCTTTCAAGACTTGACGCAGGAGGTGAAATACGGTATGATTATTTCGGTGATGCCTGCCTGTCGGGAGAAAAAGGCGTAAGCGAATTTAAGGACAGACAACAGGGTGGTAACGTTGTCAAGGTGGCGATAGACGAGTGCTCACAGGCAACAGAACCTATCATAAACTACCTTCAAACGGTATTGCGTTCATCATCAGGACTAAGAACAAGTCTTATAGGCGCGTGCAACCCAAATCCGTACAGCGATTTCTGGAGAGCAATGGTATCATGGTGGGTAGACGATGATGGAATAGCAATTCCAGAAAGATCGGGGAAAGTAAGATATTTCTTTCAATATGGAGATACTATACATGAAACAGCATGGGGTGACAGCCCACAAGAAGTATTTGCTCAGGCAAAAGATTATATCATCGCAAGATTCGGTAAAAATACCAAAATTGACGAAACAAACTGTAAAAGATACATCAAGAGCATAACCTTTATAGCTTCCGGGCTGGAAGATAACAAGATACTTATGGCTTCCAATCCCGACTATCAGAAAAACCTTGGAGGAACAGCACAGGAAGTATCCATAAACGCATTAGGTTCATGGAAGCTGATAAAAGGGGGAAACGAGTGGATAACCCGTGACGAAATGGAGGAAATGTTCTCATCTCAGCCTGTGTTTGACGATTACTTTGAATGTGCGACACTGGATATAGCATACGGTCTTGGTGACGTTTGTGTAATGGGGCACTTCATAGGACATCACTTACAAGACCTAGAATGGTCAAACACATTAAAACCTAGGGATTTGAACCGATGGGTAAGAAACAATCTACGGAAATGGGGAATCGGTGAAAACAGACTGGCATTTGACGGTCTTGGAGCACCGACATTCCGTGACGCATTTCCCGAAAGCCTGGCAATACTTAGAGGTGTTCCGAAAAGACTAGACAAAAGCAAGGATGATCAACCTGTAAGATTCTATTTCGATCTAAGGGCACAGCTTGCCGATGAAATGGTAACACGTATAAAAGGAACAAACCTAGGATATTGCGGATTCAGTATAAACCCGGAACTTCTCGAAAAACCGTATGTGAACAAAACAATACGGGAAGCACTGATGGACCAGAGAAGAGCAATAAGACGTGACGTGGAAAGGGAAAACGGGAAACTAAGACTGCTGAAAAAACAGGAAGCAAAAAAGATTGTAGGATGCTCGCCCGACTTGATAGAAGGAACATTTTTATACAGGACATATTTTGATATATGCGATGTAATGATTGACATACCTAACGATATAATGGATGAATTAAAATATTTATAATTACCTATGGAAATTTTAAAATTAGACGTTTTATTACGAAAAGAACCGTTCAAAGTGGCACTTCCGTCAAGATGTGACGATGGGAGAGGTGGAGGAACAAAGAAAAAGCCAAGACGCTCCACTTTGATATACAAATATATGTCACAAGATGATTTCCTAGCACAATGGGATACATCAGGACATTATATACACAACAGACCCGACTGGAAAGACAGCATCCCGTCAGACGAGGATGCCACATCATCGGATGATGAAAGTGCTAATGTAGGTGCTCAGAAAAAGAAAAAGAAATCGGTATCAACTCCTTACGTACTGCAAAGACGAGCATTCCCTCTCCAAAGGATGATACACAAGAAAAGGGTATCACACCTGTGTACCAATCCTCTTAAATTCCAGATAAAGAAAAGCGCGTCAAACCAGCAGAACAGGGATAAGCTGACAACATACAAGGAATACTGGACTGATTCTCTCATGGAAACAGCCAAGTTTGAACTTATAAGCGAAGCCGGAAAGGTAGGAGATGCTGCCATATATATATATAAGGATAAGGACGAGATAAAATACAGGTCTTTCAGCTACTCAAAAGGAGATATACTATATGAGCATAAAAACAGAAGAGGCGAAAGAATAGCTTTCGCAAGAGAATATACAACCACATATATATCGGCTGATGGAGAAGAACATACAGACACACTTGTCGATGTATGGACTAAAGATGAGTTTTATACACTGGATTCCAACGGAGATATAGCAACGGATATTGACGAGAACGGGAATATCATACAACTGCATCAATTCCATAACCTGGGATTTATACCTGTAGTATATCTACGGCTTGAACTTCCATTTTGGGGGGCAGTACAGGACTTGATAGACGATTTCGAGTTCTTAATGTCCATGATAGGAGAATACAACACACGACAGGCGTTCCAAATGCTACTTATCAAGACAAACGGAAGAATAAACATTCAAAGAAACGGATTGGGAGGAACTTCTATTTTACGTGTAGGAGCAGAAGATGATGCACAGTTCATGGGTAAAATGGACGCTTCAAATTCACTATTCACCGAAATAGACAACATATACAACGGAATACTTGACGGGAGCGGTGTCGTTCCGCCAATGCAATCATCGTCAGGTGACAGACCTACTGGAACAACGGCAATGTATTATGAGCCGGAAATGGAATGGGCGAGAAGTGATGCACAAATGATGAACACAGCCATAAATGACATGGCCAATATATTCAAATACTATGTAGGAGTAATGGAAGGTGACGCAACAGGTTATAACGCTCTAAGAATAAACGCTACCATAGAGCCATACTCATACATAGATTTCTCTGAATGGAACAATACACTCGTTCAGCTTGTGAACTCCCGAATAATATCATTACAGACAGCAAGAGAAGAAAGTGACTTCTCAGCAAATAACGAAGATGATAGAATGGACGAACAAGACAGAAGATTAAACGATATGGAAGCTAGGGTTATAGAGGAAAATAATGAAAACAATGAAAACAACGATAACAGCTAAACTATGGGAAAATTTACAAACTTACTAAGAAAAACAAAAAGGGCATTGGACTATATATGCCTTAACAATTTGAGAGTTGACGGAATGGAACACCTCATTGCAGGGATACTTGTAGTGAGCGTGTCGCAATGGTTTTTCTCCGTATGGACAGCAATAGCACTAACCTTGTTCATTCTTGTAGGGAAAGAAATCGTCTACGATAAGTGGCTTAGACAAGGAGTACCCGAATGGAGAGATGTATTCTGGGGAGCAGTCGGTATGGTACTTGGATTGATGTGAAAAAAAATCAGGTAGTAATATAGAATATAACCCGAAGTTTTTAAGTAAAATAAAATAGGCACTGGAATTTCAGTGCCTATATCGTTCTTTTTATTTCCACTGGCTCAAGCAATCTTGATGATCGCTTTTCACATTAGATTGAGTAGGGGGTGTCTTTTCATCATTTATTTTAGGTATAGGGGAAATGTTATTCTTTTTAACACTGACAGATATCTCCTTAATAACGATAAAAAACGAGTGAAATAAAAATGCATACAATAACACTGCGATAGATAAAAATATATAAATCCATCCATATCCATTAGACCTATATGAGCTTGATTCTACAATTCCCATAATAAGAAGTATTATAGATCCTAAGATATCAATGAATAATATAACCCCAGATATAATTGATAATCTGTTTTCGTGTTTAAACTGTCCATCTTCTGATGGGATGTTGTTAGGTGATACGTTGTTTTCCATACTTACATGTTTTTTTCTAGTGTTAACTGCTATTACAAATGCAGTTACAAAAATTATTAATATTATAATTAAGGCAATTATATATTAATTTACACCAATTATGTAAAAACACTGCATTATATTTGCATCTTGTGTAAAAAGTTACTATATTAGGGGCATAATTAAAAACTAAGCCTTATGTTTAATAGTAGATTCAAATCATTAAAAGATTTACAAGATGCTTTCCCAACAGAACAGCGCTGTATAGATTATCTGGAAGAAAGAAGGTGGGGTGTAAAGGTCGTTTCCCCTTTTGATCCTACTTCCAAAGTCTACAAATGCAAAGATAATAAATATCGTTGTAAAAACACTGGAAAATACTTTAATGTTAAGACTAAACTTATTTTTCATAAAACCTCCCTACCTTTAATTTATTGGTTTATGGCTATATGGCTTGTATTATCCCACAAAAAAGGTATATCTTCAATACAATTAAGTAAAGATATTGGGGTAACTCAGAAAACTGCATGGTTTATGCTTCACAGAATCAGAAAGGCTTTAGGTATAGAAAACGATAAGTCAAATGAAGATGACAATAATGACAGTGATGGTGGTAAATTGAGTGGTACTATTGAGGTAGATGAAACTTTTATTGGTGGGAAGAATAAAAATCGTCATGCAGACAAGAAAGTAAAGGCTTGTCAAGGTAGAAGTTTCAAAGATAAAATACCTGTATTCGGAATGATTCAACGTAATGGTAGGGTTATTGCTAAAGTTGTTTCTGACACAAAATCAAATACCCTTTTCTCTGTTATTCATAATTACGTGAAAGAAGGTAGTAATCTTTATACAGACGAATGGAATTATAGTGATGGGGCTAATATTTACTACAACCATAGAAATGTAAATCATGGAGCAGGATTTTATGGTAGTGGTGATCTGACAACAAATCACATCGAAGGATTTTGGGCTTTAGTGAAAAGAAGTATTATGGGTATATACTACCATTGGTCTAAACAACACATGCAGCGTTATATTGATGAATGCGTGTATCGTTTTAACACTCGCTCTTTATCTGATAAAGAAAGATTTGATTTATTTTTGCAGAATGTTGAATGTAGATTAACTTATAAAGAATTAGTATATGGTGGATATTAATTATCAATACGGAGTTTTTCATTATAACTCGGATGAAGAAAATTCCTTTAACGATTTGAGAACAATAAAAACTGATGATGGAGAAATTTTGTTTTGCGGTGTGGACGTTGCAAGAATGCTTGGATATTCAAATACAAGAGATGCAATAATTAGGCATTGCAAACATGTCGTAAAACACGACGTACCGTGTAAATCAGGCACTTACACTGATAAGAATGGTAAAAATGTAGAAATTGTAAGGATGACAACCTTGTCTTTTATTCCTGAAAGTGATTTGTATAGACTAATATTAAAATCACAACTACCAAGTGCAGAAAAATTCGAGGATTGGATAGTCGAAGAAGTTTTACCATCAATAAGGAAGAAAGGATATTATGGTAATATAGATAGAAAATCTCCATCAAATTTTATACTCAGATATGATTTGAATTTTGGAAGAATTGAACCAGGATATTTTTCTGTAATATCAGAACTATATACAAGAGTATTTTTAAAATTCCATTTAATAGGTTATGATATTCCTGATAAGACTTTTGACGGAACAGAAATTCGCCCAGACACAAGTGTTGGGAAAAGATTTCCAGAGTTTCTAAAAAAGAATTATCCTCAATTTGAACACGAGTATAAAACATATAAGCACACATTCCCTAACTACAATAAAACAGTCGATGCAAGGCAATACAAAAACATTGTTTTACCAGCTTTTATCGAGTATGTAGAAACTGAATGGATTCCCAAAGTATCTTATGATTATTTTAGTAAGAGAGATAAAAAAGCACTCACATATCTACCTAAATTAATAGAAAATATAAAGCCGAAATCAAATGACAGCTTTGATAAAGGCATAGACAAGATTATAGGATTTGAAGAAAATTGAAATATATGACCGGAGTAACAACTCCGGTCTTTCTTATAATTAGGGTTCATTTGGCCCTATTAAAGTTTTATCATCAATGGATATTTTTGTATCCCCTCCTTTTTTTAGTATAAATACTTGTTGAACCCATTTACCTATGACATTCCCTATTGATAAATAAACTTTTACTTTATATGTTTCTGGATCAGCAGTAAATGTATGTATATCTCCTGCTTTGCATTCTATTGATTTATTACCAATCTTATCCCCATTATCATTATACTCAAATAAACGGACGGTACTAGAAAGGTTAGAGTGCACATCAAAAGAGAGTGTATAAGTTGTGGCAACATCATCATCGTCATTTGAACATGCGGAAAACGTTAGAAACATTACTGTAAGTAACATCGTCATACTTAATAACTTTTTCATAAACTTGAATTTTTATGGTTAATACTAAAAATAAAGCTCCACTAATTTCAGCAATAACCACGCATTACAAGTATACAAGGAAGCGCAGACTATCGCCCATACGCCTTCTTGGCTCACCACAAGCCACAATACATTATGGGGAAGTCTACGCCTATAAGGTTTCAACTCACCCAATATGTATTGGTTCATTTATAGCTCGTTTTATTTCCGAGGTGGTGATTCAGAAGGCGATTGAGCTATTTTATATGTCAGTACAACGATTGGATATATCCAATCTTATTTGTATATTCAAGTGCAAATATATTAAATATTTCATATTATATAACTATATGAACCAATTATTTTTTTTACAGTAATATAAATAAGGTGTAATTGACTAAATTAGTATATTTGTAACCACAACAACAATAACAGCGGTTGCACTCTTATTTTGTTGTGTAAAATAGTATATAATTGCCATCTATTATTACTAAAAAACAAGGAGCGACAAAAACATCGCTCCTATATTTCCTTTAACGTATAATTGATCACTTTATCGTAACCCAAACCTGTTCGCCACGCTTTATCGAATTGTCAATCAATTTGTTCAACTTGTCAGAAGTATAGCGTGATTCGGTAAGCCTTCCTTTTGATGTATTGTTGCCTACAAGGATACATCCGGCAGAATCCTTTGCTGTATTCCCAGCGTGAAAAAGAATACCCTCAAAATGAGGAACATTCAACAATCTTGGCATATTACGTCCGAATTTTGGGGACCAGTTGTATATCACCTGGTATCTACCGTAAGGGATAGCAGATTCAGCATAAACCTTCTTCTCGTTTCCATCAAACACTCCGTTCTTATTCACGTCAACAACACGATCTTCAAGCGTATTACTGAAAAACTCACCATCAATATACAAACGCCCTATAGTATAATCAGGCTTACACCATTTTCTTTCTACCAATAGTTCCATAATTTTTTATTTATTGATACATTGCAAATATACAAAAAAGTATTATATTTGCAATGTAATAATTAGGATTGTTGATATTTAGATGGGCATTAAGGAACAAATTTACACCATTATAAAGTATTCGGTAATTCATTTATGATAGCCGATAGTGGGCGTTGGTATCGCCCCGAACGGATTAACGTTCTAAAATGTGTGTAAAAATTAACATTAATACCTACCATATTTTCTGTTACTTTGCACTATCTAAATGAACCATTACGATGTTTTTACTTGGCAGCAGGCAGATGTGAATCTTCACTGTTGCCTTTTTTGTTTAAAATACATACCTTTGCACTATGGACAACGAAAGAGAAATATTATCGAAACTTGACGCTATCATACAGAACCAAAAGGTTTTGTACGAGAATCAAATTGTCATATTTCAAACTCTAGCATCAATTGGGCAAAAGGTGTACAGTCAAAGCGATTTCAAGAGTTTGATGATAAACATGGTAGCAAACGGTATAACAGAAAGAGTAGAAGCCAATGATCAACAAAGAAGAAATATCTAAGATTGCAGACTATTACTTCCAGGTAAAAAGACTTGCGAACGGTATCAAATCGTCAACCAAAGAACGTGCGGAGAAGTTCTCTAAAGACCTTCTGGCCGTATTTCTTTTGGCAGGGGCTAAATCATTCAAGTCAATATCAAAACTCCCGGATAGCCAAAAAGAAAAAGTGCTACAACTGACCAAAAAGTTTCGTGAGGATATATATAACGACATATACCAATATGTACTGGAAAGCAATAAACTGTCACTCGAATTAAACGATGATCTTGGATGGGAGTATATTTCAATGACGGACAACGGCATTAAGGAATATATGGAAAGGACATACGGTGGAGAAACGACAAAGCAGAGAATAAACACAAATACAAACAGATTCCGCGCTGTTGTTGAAGTATATCTTGCCAATACATTACTGTCAATAAAAACGAACAATATAGAAAAAATAACGGATGAGGTTCAAAAGAAGATATGGAACAACATATCATCACCATATAACGTATCATTTATTCCGCCAAGCAAACAGAAACACTACGGTAGAGGATATGCTACAAACGGTATAAGCCAGTTGTATGTTATAGAACAACAGATGATTCTAGGTATTTTCAATGAAGCAAATTACAACTCATGGAAAAACATTTCAAATTTCAAGGGATGGAGAACAGCAGTAACATCTAAGAACCCATGCCAGTTCTGCATTGATGAGCAATACAGAATACACACAGACAGACCTAAGCTGCCGTTCCATGCCCATTGTTTGTGTATATTATATCCGGTGTTTACTGAATAAGAAATTTGTTATAGACATATCAACATGTGTTATTGGGAAGAATCTCTATATGCTAAAGAAACTCTAAACTCATTAACTTCTTTACTAGATAAATCCCATTCCAATTCTGTGGTATGTAAACCTTGATTATATATGTATCTAGAATAATTACTTCCGCTTAAATTTGGAGTTTCCCAAATGCCTGGTTCTTCTTCATAATCAGGTATTGTCATAAAACATTTTAACCCTGTTAATCTACCACTTCCATCATCTATTGTATAATTTTCTTCGTAAATGTATTCTCTTCCAGAAACAGAAATAGAATCACGTTCTATATCACCCCATGTCTTAATACCAGGATTAAATAAAGTTTTATTATTATTATCTTGTACAACCATTTGCACACGTATGTCATAAGGTATGTATGTTCCCCTACCTGAATTATCTATAAAAATAACTTTATAGAAAAATCTCTTTTTAGGAGTAGTTATTTTCACACCTGTTATTTTTGTCTTATATCCAAAACACTCTGGAATAATAGGGAATTTATATCCTGTAGATGATGAAATCTCATGTGCTTCATTATTACTGTCAGGGTGACTTCCATGTACTGCTACAGCCATTATGGTACAAGACCAAGTGCCTATATCCATACTTTTAAAAGCAGAATAAATGTTTGAATTGTTTGGAGAAAAACCTAATCTTAGGCTATCAGAAGTACCTTTTTCTCCCAGGAAAAATCTTCTACTACCATTCTTCTCTGCAATAATTAAAATAGCGCACCTCCATGATTTTATTGAGCTAGAAACAGTGTCATTTATAAGTAATGATAAAAGATTTCTAGAACTTCCATTTAAATCAAGTTTTACAGTTTGACTATACGTATCATAATCTAATATATTTGACGGGAGAATGTTTATATTAAGTTTAACAGGATATTCTACATGATTATACCCATCAAAATCAGTAATACGATATACACTTTTAGGAGATTTATACTCTGCAATAGTGCTAGATGGAACAGTATTTCCTATTGTATATATTATCATTTTTGTAAACGCAGTATATGTAGAGTCGTTAAACTGCACAACACCTAAATCAGACCTATCAATTGGTTTGATATATGAATATCTGTTTATTCTCCCATGCGTATTTGCGCACGCATACCCCAAATCATAGCCATCACTAGTAGGACCGATACCTAGAGTAGGATATACATCACTATCCAATCCGACAGGTGCAGTGATTTTACCGTTAGAGTGACCCATAATCACCCCCTTCCTCTATAACGGTATAAGAACCTTTACAAACAACAATGCCATTATAACTGATACTACGACAATGAATATCGCCATCAATTATAACAGCATCAGAAATGTCATAATCACTAGGAAGTTCCTCACCACATAGTGTTATAACTTCTACTGCCCCTGTGCTCCCTCGCTTTGCTTCGGTCGCACACCAAATTTCCGTTTACAAACAAATTAATTTTCATCTAACTCACGTATTAAGTCATTAACATACTTTACACAGGAATCTAACTCGTCATACCCGTCCAAAATCATAGCACCCACAGTGATGTGAAGTTTGTCTATCACTTCTTTTTTGAACAGCACGGCATTCGCCTTGCTTGTATCAGACTTTTCTATCACAGTTATTGCGGAATCAATAATCCTTGTGACTTCGGATGGTGGCATCATGGGAATATCAGCACCTTTCCGCCAAGACTGATATTCTCTCATTTTTTTAATAAGTTCTTTTTTTCTCATGGCAAATCAGATATAGACTTTTTGACATCATCAAGCGACTTATCCACCCATGATGAAATTACACCGTTGTTTTTACCATAAACATACAGGCTTCCTTCCATAAAAAGATTGCCGTCATTATCTTGTTTAAAATAGATTTTGTTTATCTTTTCCACAAACTTTCTATTTCTCCAATCTCTGTACATTTTGAACAAATTCTTCATGTATATAATGTTTAATTGGTTATAAATTCCTAATAAATAAGGAGTGATTATAGGCTAAATGAAAGGGGGCCTATAAAACGCTCCTTATTAAATCTATGCGTGAATTTAAGATCCAGGCAACAGTCCATAAGACAAATATTGCTTTAAGGATCTTCTACGGTGGCAAAATCACCACAAAGATAATAATTACTGCCTAAATTTATATATATTATGAGTTATTCTTTTTGTGAATTAAGCATTAAGATAAAAGTTCCTGTTAATGCTGTTGGTGTCATCATTAGAAGTGATGGCACTCAAATTGAAATGAATTGATTTTATCTGTGGTGTCCGATTGTATATCAGTGCCTAAAGTATTTTTCATACAACACAACATCGTAAAATAATGCAGGGATAGCATTATCACGGGAAGAGAAAGTTACAGGCTTAGAAATAGATTTCAAAACAGATAACTTGCCCAACACAAAATTAAATATATCAGCTAAAGGATATTCACTCTTTATTCGTTTCATAACTACTAATAAAATCGGATGGAGGAAACCTCAAATATGGCAAAAAAGATAAACCTCCATCCGCAAACAAAAACAAGAATTTGATCAATACAAGCAAAAATCACACATTTCGGACAGCATTGCAATGCTAAAAGGGTAAATCATCCCGTCTTTCAGGCTGAACAGGTGCAGGTGATGGAGCTTGTGCTGGTTGCGGCATATCTATCTTAAAGCACCCAACTTCATTGTAATATTTACCCTGGTATTCTCTTGCTCTGATTTCAAGATGGGCAGTAATAGTATCACCCTCTTTCAATTGAAGATCACACAGGTTGCCCATTACATAGAAATACACCTCTTTGGCATACATGGAACCAATTTCCTCAACGAGAAAATTTCTCTTTTGCCAAGGATTGCCTGCCTTGCTTGTACCAGTCTGTAACTGACCTACTTTCTTTACTTTACAATTTAATACTAAATCCATTTTTTTATTTTTTATACTTATATTCTTTTATTTTGTCCAACTCTCTCATTGCGGACAGCCTTCTTTTGTGAGCGTCCACCCTTATCCAGAAAACCTTCCAGCTAACTTCCTTACCGTTAGTGGTGTTCTCTTTAAGTATCTTGCCACATTTTAAAATCTCGTTGACAAGATAATCATACCGTTCTTTATCATAGCAATATCTCATGCGACAAAAGTAATATTAAAAAATAAACTAATACAGAAAACAATAATAAAAATTGTTAATCACACAGTTAATTCTTCCTCTTCCTCTTTCGACAATGCTTCCACGTCACCATCTTCACCTTTAGGGAAATACAGTTCATCAAGATAATTGCTTGCTTCACTCTTTTCAGTGAAACTCTTTATAACACTCCCCCGTTTGCTAACAACACGGTAACTAATATTATCCTCTGCTACAACTTTATAACAATTTAAATCATCCACATCTACAACATCTGGAGCATTATCATCAATACGCATCATGCTTAATATATGAGAATACTCGTTCACCTTCACCGTACAGGAAAAAACATTAGGAACTGGTTCTACTATCAATCCGGCATTTATCAATGAATCAAAAACAGAACGCCTAGGCTTATATTTCAGTTGCCTCCTTATAAACTTCAACGTTATCATATTATCTCCCCTCTGTGCGGATAATACACACAAACGTAATACCCGTAACGCATCAATACTACATAGAGGCGAAAGGTACTTGTACAACTGGACAGGAGTAAATTTATGGTAATAATCAAATACTCCCTCTTCCTCTATTTCCCTTACACGCCTTTCCCTTTCTTTATTCCTTACCGTCAAATTAGTGGCTTTCCTTACCGACATAGACTATCCTTTCCATGTATCGTTTTCCTTTATCCATTTACGTTCATCATCACTAAGATCGCCTGTTGATTCACGATGATATACACACTTGTTGCATAACCCTGCCTTGGCACGGACACACTTGTCGCAATCGTATGGGAAAAACGCTATGGTGGTCTTGTCGTAGAAATCTTCACCAGCATCATCATCAGAAAGCCAACCTTTGAACTTTGCAAGCATATCAAGTGCACCTTTCACATCCTTAAAATCAGCAGTGTCTATATCAGAACGCTTTAGGAAACTTTCTATAAGGCTTATCGCATCTTCAAATTCAAGGTTATCCTTGTTTATCAAAGTCTTTGTCTTTTCCTTATTCTCCCCTTCCAATACACGCCTCATGGATGGTGTCACATACTCGGAAGCAAGCATGGAAGATTTCGCATAATTGACAATCTGTGTTATCCTTGGAGAGTTCACCCATTGCTTGGCTTTCATAAGCAAAGAACGCTCTGACATACCCTCGTCAACAACATGTGTAGCCTTGTAAAACAAGACAGGATTGGTATCTATGACATAAGCGGACGCAGCCCATAACTCCATTTCATTCGCATCATCAATATGCTTTGCTATATCAATCTTCTTCTGTTTTTCATCGTCAACAAGAAGATTGTTACTAAGGGGAAGTTTACCCCATCCTTTATTCAAACCCATTACCTTTCCTCCTTTATCCTAGATTTTATCTCCCTTACCCTCTCGTCAAGTTCAGAAGAATATTTTAAAAGATTGTATATGCTACTCCTGTCAATACATAGGAAATCAGAAATTTCAGACATACTTAAACCCATATCACGCATGACACAGCACACAAGAGCACGGTTCATCACAATATCATGCTTTCTGCTTTTCCTGTTAACATCAGTATCGGAGAGTCCGCTTGCCGCTAGAACTCTCCTAAAAACCAAAGCGTTATCAGCCTTTTTCCCCATTTTTCACATTCTCCTTGTCCACTATCAATTGCATTATATCAGCGTAACCAGCCAAATCAACCATATTGTCACGCTTTTTATGAAATCCCTGTCTGCATAGCTTTACAGCTATCTGTACAGCAACACAGTCATAAGGAGATAATTCCTTTCCAGTAATCAAAGAAGCCATCTTAGAAATATTTTCAAAATTGGCTACAGCATCACCATAGTCAGACTGCCTGCTGTTGCTGCGGATATCCTTTGCCTCATCAAGAATACTTCTCTCTTTAACATGATCAACATAAGCAATACAATCCGAGAAAAGAATATACTCTTTACCCTGGTCATCCGCACAAATAAACTTTTCACCATTCTCAAAACAGTATTTAACAGTTACAAATTTGCCGAACACATTTGACTTGCTTACAGAATCTTCACCGTGAAGTGAAATGTATTTATCACGGTTTATAATTTTAGCCCTGCTGTTCAACGTAACTCCCATCATAACAAATCACCAACTTTTATGTTATCCGCATCCTTCTTATCAGAAAAGAAAATACGATCATACTTCGTTTCACCAAACTCAACAAACATGGCTAAGATAAAATACTTGTTCAATACACTATCATAGCCCTTGTCGTAAATCTTGTTTATCTTTTTTGTTTTCATCGTTTTTCACATTTAATATCCATACTGTCACCTCCCATCATCATCTTCAACGTACATGTGTTGGACATCAGTTCAACAATCTCGTATCTTACATACTCATATCCCTCAACATAACATGTAATGGTTTTACCAGAAATATCATAAGTACCGTAACCATTTCCAAAATAGCCCCTTCCTACATAAGTACCATCCTGATTAAACTTAGCGTAAGTAGGTCTTATCATAGGATACCATCTACCATCCACTTTTACCTGAACAAGTTCCCATGTACCGATAATAGCATCCTTGTATTCATCATCCTTATCATCGGAACAACTACACAACCCCAATAATACTATTGAAGAAATAGCTAAAAATAATAAAAATTTCTTTCTCATTTGCCTAAATTATTTGTGGAACCAAAACCTCCATCACCCCTATCCGTTGAATCAAGGCTTTCAACCTCAACAAATTCAACCTCAATATAATTACTGAAAAGAAGCTGAGCAATCCTCTCCTTGGCGACAATATAGAAAGGCTCTTTCTCAAAACTCTTCACTATAACACCGATACAACCAGTATAATCACAATCAATAACACCATCCAACACATCAGCGTCATGGTACTTCCCGTCAACACCAATAATACCTTTCAGGGAAAATCCACTCCGCGGCTTGATAATAGCCTTCATATTTGATGGCATCTGAATGGCTATACCAAGTTTAATCAGATTACGACCTTTTCTTATCAATGTGTTGTCAGGAACATACAAATCATACCCGGCAGCACCATCAGTTTTTTTTTCGGGAAGAACTGCATCCCGTCTTAATTTTAAAAATTTTACTTGATTCATTTTTTACTAGTATTCGTTTTTCAATTAATATACTTCTTCTTTTGTCTATCAAGTTTCCTATTCTATCCTAATGCTCAGTCTAATCAACTTGGACTTTTAGCCTATGGGTAGTTGACTTCTTTCCTCCGTATTTAACCGAAATGCAGCCTCCCTAGCCTGATCCTTCGTCCTATACAACTCTATTTTTTCAAACATACGACCATCATCACAGTCATACGTACACAAGGTGACAGCCCACATATTACCACGCGGAGAATAGAAATACCTGCCGTAATCCTTTCCCATCACCTTACCGTCAATCCTTATTTCTCCTTTATTAGCCATAACACGACTTATTTTCTCACCCCAAACTTTTTCCTAAACTCATCAATAGAGCACGCTATTCTCTTACCAAGATGGTCTACATACAAAACAGCATCTTTAATCATTTTATCATTATCGGCAAGCATGTGGATAATACTGTCAACGACACACTCTTTGCCGCTACCTAATTCAACATACTTATTACCCATGACAATACAGTCTTTTTCCTTCAAAGGAACAATACGTTCAATCTTGCTTTCGCGATATTTTTTCAGTTTTTCAAAGAACTCACGGTACATGACACGCTCGTTCTCATCCATTACATGATAAAATTCACAGCAAATATCGTGAACATCATCCACTGTATTAATCTCATCAAGGTTGTCAATCACATTCTGCAATGCGTCAAAGAAATTCACATCATGCTCATCCAATACTTCTTCCATCATTCTATCAATGGAAGCAATAGCCGCGTTCTTGAAATCAATATCATCACAACGAAATCCCAAAGAGATATAATTACGCAAGGAAATAAGATTTTCCTTAAACTTTGACAAATCAAAATCAATTCCTACTTCAATATCCATTCTCTAAATTGTTTAATGTTAATACTATCAAAATTATTAATAACAGCATCTCCGATATCATCGTTATGCTTCAATCCAAAAGACAGGCTAGGGTATTCCCACCATCTTGCCACACGTCCTTTGTCACCCCACAAAGATATAGCTTTATTATCAAAGTCGGGGAACAAAATAACATTTTTTGGCAATTTATTTCCAAGCTGGTTCATTCCACCACAAGCTGTCCATATAAAACCGTTACCAAAAGCCATAGAAGCTATTATGGCGGTTTTCTCCGATTCAACCATACAAGCTATCGCATCGCTGCAATAATCCCCTAAAAACGGCTTAAAATAACCACGATAGGTAAACCCTTCTCCCGTAGTAAACTTCCTGAAAGCATGGGTTTCCTTCTTCCTGTGCCCGTTCACCTCATATCTTATCCTGTTGTCATGGCACACGTTACCATCCTTGTCGGAATACCAGAACACAGCGGATTCCCTTCCAAGACAGCCTACCTTATACCTTGAAAACACATCATTCACGGAATCAACACCGAAAACACCTGAAAGGTACTCGTACAGGTTATTACCCTTCCAATGACCGGCATCGCTAAGCCTGTCAACATACTTCACATCAACAAACTTTGATTCCTGTCTACCCGAATCATACTCCCTCTCGTAGAAATCCTTCAAACTCATCCTGCAACCTTCCGGGCTTGACAGAATCCTAAAAGCATCAGAAGCACTACTGCAACCGGGAAGATAAGACACGAGAAAATCAAACAGGTTGACAGAATCACCGCCCTGCTCGGTAACGGTGATACTGCCCGACTTGTTCATATAGAAAACCAGCTTGTCTTTCCTGCTATGGCTCTCCAGATTTATCCGGGCAGGCAACGTCCACCGCTTACCCCTACGCCTTAAAGGAAGCCCAAGCACTGTGTCAAGACTGGAAAATATATATTCATAATCAATACTAGCCATATTTATTACTTAAAATTACGCCATCCCTGTTTTATATCCCTAAAGAAATCCTTCAACGTATAACGATAACCGTCAGGATATCCTAGAAAATCAGAAAGGCATGAAACATATCCTCCAGGCTTACGTCCACTCGTCCATCGGTACACCATTTCGGCAGGAACCATAAACACAAGAAGAACAAATAAAATGTCAACGTATATGAGAAACATGACAAAACGAACAAAACACCTCATAATCATTCCTCCACATCCCCTAAAAGAAGTTTCTTCGCATAACGCAACGCAAACTCCCAATTGTAATAAAACGTACCTAGCAAATCAAAGAACAGGCTATACACGGCATCCTTGTCTCCATCGGGAACGGAATACATGATATCATCCATCATACGGATATCATCACTGAACCTGGCATTCTTTGTCGTATAACGCCACAAACCGCCAACGGCAAGTATCTTGGCGTGTTCATAAACATGACCGTCAATGGAATATACATCACAAACGTAATCATTAAACCAATCCTCATTGTCCAGCACACCACTAACAGGACTTGCCGACAAAATCATATTAACAAACACACCAAAATGACAATACTGCTCTATCTTACCAGAATCATTGTCAAACTCAACCTTGAAAGCATCCTTGCCGCCCTCATTAATACTGGAAACCATGTCACTTACGTAAAGCGTCTTTAACCACTGGCTGAAATTATACCTTTTCAAACCAGTCCTGTTACGAGCTTCATTTATCGCACACTGGGTATCAGACACACATACATACCAATCAGAAGTAACACGAATACTTCTATCAAATAAAACAATCTCTTTATTATCCATATACAATAAAATTTTTCAGCAAAAATACATATTAAAGTAATATGGCAAAAATAATAACAGTTAAACAATATTAAATCCGCACATTATCTGATAGCTTAAAGAGTGCTTCTTCATCGGTGAATAGAGGTGCTTCGTTACCATAAGTAGCGTTCATCTCGTCTGCAAACTGCATTGCTTCACGGTTAAACTCTTCGGAAAGTTCAATTTGGCTCACGGGAGAAAATGACACTAAAAATACTCCACGATCTTCTTTGTACTCCAATTTCACTTGAAGCCAATTATACTTCATAGTCATACTAGACAACCAAGCATACAATTCACTTTTTATACTTCCTCTATTCATGATATCCATAAACAAACCACCATTAGAACGGCAAATCCTCCTTCATTATATCATCAGCCTGTTGCAGAAGGTATTCGTCAGGATTATACTTCCGTCTTAGGACAATCTGGAACATTCTGTTCCTATTTTCATCCCACGCGGAAGTGACGGAATAGCCTTCCTGGCGTATCATGTCAACCATCTTTCTCTTGCTGTAAGGTCTTACACCACAGTCAATACAATATGCACTGTATTTCACATACAGGTCACGGTCACGGATAGCCTCAAGTTCAATTCCCCCATCAGCATCATACCCCGAATCGTAAAGATAGGACAGGACACTATTGGAATCACGTCTTGCATTCTCCGTAACGGATTCTATCGTATAACTTCTCGTAAACTCACCCTTGTTCTTCACAAACCGTCTTGCACCCTCTATGATCCAGTTTATGATAGCTGCCGATTCCTTTGACAGCTTCAACGGAAGCGACCTGTCCTGTTCCGATTCCTTGAACACACGATAGAACGGGATAACAAGGGAGCGTCTGAAATGACCGTAAGTTTGGTCCGAAACGGAAGGCATCTTGTTAAGGTTGGCCATGAAAGGCGGCATCATGTCGGCAAGGAAAGGCTCACCGAACGGAAGGCGTGCCATAGTAGGCTCACCGGATATGAACTTCTTATACTTGCCACCGCTCACATCCTTCCCACCCATCTCGGAAGCGTAGTTGAGTAGCTTGCCGTTTATCATAGCTATATTGTACTCGCACGTAGACTTGTCACCCGACAGGTCAGCCATCTCCATATACGACACATTGTCTTTCCCCAGGGCATTGACAACAGCGTCAAAGAACACCGACTTACCGTTACTACCACAACCGAGAAGGTAACACATCTTCTCCATCTTGATCTTCTTCCTGTCAACAAAGGCACACCCCACAAACTCCTGCAAGGCATCCTGGGTGTCCTTCACAGGAATCACATCGTCCAGGAACTTCTCCCACAACGGGCTGCGTGCCAACGGGTCATAATTGATATTGATACGTATGCACGATTCTATCATGGGCGAGAAATCGAACGTTTCCATCGTTTCCGTGTCAAGGACACAGTTGTCAAACGTGATGAAGTTACGCTTGGGATTGAATATCTCATGCGTCACGTTCTTTACGATGGTACGGTAGAACCGCTCGCTCGTATCGGTCATGTACAGTTCGCTAAGACCGTTTATCCGGCACAAATCCATACACAGGCGCATCAGATCGTCCTTCATCATGGGAACGAATATCTTACCGTCAAAAGCCATGATAGAACCGCTCCTGTGGCGTCTGAAATTGCACTCCCTGCACGCATCGGCTATGTCCATCTCGACCATAGCGGATATGGAACGCTTCCACTCGCCTTCATCCCTGGCTTTACGGAAACCGCGACCACCGCCCTTGTCCGCCAGCTTGCCCATAACGGAATCAAGGATGTATTCATAAGAAGCCTTTGCAGATTCAGCGACAGTCATTTTCCCCTCCTTTCTCTACCGATTCTACCGATTCTACCGATTTCTCCCGGTCCACAACCTTCCCGAACATTACAACGGGATACAGATCATAATCGTCCGTTGATATGTCAGGGCGTGCGTCCATATCGTCAAGGGAAGAATACACGTCCGCGATGTGCTCCAGTTTCCGGCACACGATGGAATCACGTCTTATCCCATAATACTCTATAAGGTCAGCCATGTACTGTATGGTGATGTCCTTGAACCACGTGAACGCATCATCACGTGTCCTTGCCCCGTCACAGCAGGTATTGAACGTGTACCCGAAACGCCTCATCTTCACGAAATAGCTGTTCCGCCACAACGACACCGACTTGTCCATCTCGTTCCCTGCGTTACGTATGGCGGTGACGATGCTTCCCGGCATGAGCGCGCACCGTGAAACGCGAGCGGCGGAAGGCTTCCCGTTTGCCCCGGTCCCATCCACCATATCCACATCGGGCACGAACCTTAGGTCATCCACGCTCCTTCCGCCCACAACGGACGTATCATGGCGCATAAGGTAGTCTGCATCCACGATATGCCCGTACTGTCTTACCTGGTCCTCGCACCACGAAGCGAATCTGCGCAACGACCGTTTCCACTCGGAAGGCATCACATACCCGTATCTAGAGCATATCTCCGCTATATGCTTCCTCTCCTTCTCCCATTTGCTCTTCATTTTCCTCTCGTACTCCAGCACTTCACCCTCCACGCTGACACCAGCTACCTGTGCAGCCATAGACCTTGCAGTTAAAGGTACGGGCACGCGCCTGATAAATGACGCTTCCGACACGAACACAGCCTTTGTCCCGTCCTCCAGAGGCTCGTCAAGTTTAAGACAACAGTGACGATCCCGGAAGCTGACGAGCGTAACCCATCCGAACAGCCGTGTCTGAACCCTCATCCCCTTGTACCAACGCTCCCTGTCGGGCATTGCATCGGACAGGCATATGACACGCCTTGATTCGGGCAATCTAAGTTTAATCTCTATTTCTTCTTCCATATTTTACTTGATTTTACCTGCAAATATAGCGCAAAAAACAATACGAAAACAATTAGTTAAATTAATTAACTGCAAATGTTTAAGCGATTAACAAATACGTGTTTAGAAAGATAGTTTATCTTTCTTGACACAAGATTTTTTACTTTCACGTCCACAGTATGCTTTGAACAAGAAAAGTAAAAAATGTTGATTGTTGTTATTTTTTACTTTTGTCATAATTTTTCTCATTTTAGTTAAAATGATTTAACTATAATTTTTTATTTACTTGTTATTTTCTACGTTAAGAAATGTAAAATTGACTTAATTTAACATAAAATAAAAAATCTCAACACTGATAGTTGCATATGCAACTAATTGATTTGGGGAAATTCGTAAAAAACCTACGAAATTCGTTGATTTTTCGTAGACTTCGTAAACTCTTCGTTTTTCAACACTTGTCAAAAAACTCGCAAAAATTAGTGGTTAAATGGCTGAAAACAAGCTATTTAGTCGTGTCAAAAAAAATTGAATCGTAAATCTTTGAAAATTTACTCTCTATTAATTTGCATATTAAATGTTAAAAGTAATATATATATACAAAATATACATACACGTACACCTTACATGCTCTATTACAATACATATACATACACAATACATACATAACACACATACATACAGACACCAAAACTGCATACGTAATTTAGTATAGATACATATCAAAACGACGAAATCAACGAAGAATACTGTAAACCAATAACTTATACTGCAAAAAAAGACATAAAAAATGCAACCATACCTACGAAACACACCAAAAAACCTACGATTTTCGTAACTTTTTATGTAAAGATTTATCCGATTTTGTTGAAAACTACCAAAAATACACATCCAAACCGCAAAATCAGCCATCCGAGCAAAATTTTGGGGGAAAAAAATTTTCAGAAAAAAATTTATCGGAAGCGACACACCCGCAGCGAAGCCTCTACAAAAGGGGGTATGGCGCTGATTTACAGGTAATTACACACGTTTATCTACCACGATTCTCAATGTTTGTAAATAAAAAGGAATTCTTTTCTACGAGAATCGAATTTCGAAATCTTTACAAATAAAATATCTTGACAAGTGACTTCTACGAAGATTTCGTAATTCCTTGATTATCAGACACTTACAAACAGATTTAACACAAATTAACATTGAAAAATCTTGAAATTAAACATAATATTAGGCTAAAACGTGTCTTGCGTGGTCTGATCTATTAATATTATGCAATATTAATTTAAAATATGTATATAAACTGTATTGTTTTTGCAAAAAACGGGCTTAATTTATAATGAATGTTAACGAAATATACAACCTAATCAAAATCGCTGTATGTTTGCAGTGTCGGAAGTCAATAGGACATGATCGGAAGGACAAAGAGATACTTGACGTATTGAAACAGCTTGCTATAGTGACAGTATAGTACAGAGCCGCAAACCAGGGAATAAGCGGAATATAAACAGCGGTGTAGCTAGCCACGATACAGAGGCACGGAATGTTAGATAAGGGCGATAATGTTTTAGTGCAATATGTGAGTAGCCTCCTAATGATATAATATAATGTATGTGCGTATATATCCTATACATAAGCCTTAATACTTGTCTGCTAGTCACGGTCGGTATATATAAGCCGTAAAAACATATGATACGTACATATTGTAATGTAGCTGCCATCTCTAATTGGTTGGTAACGGTTGTAAGCCCGTATAGATACAGAACACAATATAACTTAATACATTATATATATGGAAGCAAAAAAAATCTCACAAAGAGCGGTTAAAAACATGATTAATAGCAATACAACATTGCTGCATATTGGTAATTTTAAAACAGGGAAACGTACCAACCTGAAACGCGCGGTTAACGAATGTGTATATGCTAGTCGGTTGTATTACAATACGGAATTGCAATCGAATAGCGAAAAGATCCAATACCTATCAGTTTACGACACGGATAGATTGTTTAATGTTAGACGATATGAGATATACATTGCAGCGATAAACGAATACACGGAATATCGTATAAACTTTGACGAAACAAGTAAGTATTACACATTGGTTATAAGTGGCATGCGGTTTTTGATTGTGTCGGATATGGGATATTGTAATATCTACCAGGTGTTTGACGGACTAAACGAAACGAGCGAAACGAGCGAAACGAGCGAAACGGACGGAGAGGATAAGGAATACAAACTAACAGTAGAATACCATAACGGGCAAAGGTACTGTTATTATGGAAAGACGAAAAAAGAAGCTATTGCCGAATTTAAGCGTAATTTCGGCAACTTTAAAGGATTTATTAAAAAGGAATGGAAAATAATTAACAATTAAATAATTAAATTATGGAAAGATACGATTATCTAGAAGCGGTTAAAGAGGATGTTTTGAACTATATCAACGAAAACAATATAGTAGTAACCTCCGAAAATAGGGACGAAGTGGAACAGGATCTTAATGATACACTGTTTACATGTGATAGCGTAACGGGAAACGCATCAGGATCTTATACCTTTAACACTTGGACGGCTGAGGAATACTTGTGTCACAATTGGGATCTATTAAGCGAAGCGTTAACGGAGTTCGGTTGCGATATGAGTTATTTGGAAAAAGGCGCGGAATCATGTGACGTAACTATACGCTGTTATCTGTTAGGCCAAGCTATCTCAGAAGTTTTGAACGAAGTGGAAACAGAAGAAGAAGAATAAAACGAATAACGAACAATTTAAATATTTATATAATTATGAAAACAACAAGAAAAGAAATATACCGTATTTATGGCAAAGAAAATGTAATATTATTAGGATATTGCGAAATACAGTACATACAAAATTACCTTACAAAAGTCGGACACACCGAACGTGTAGAAGGATGGGCCGCTAATGTTTTCGAATTACCTGCACCGTATAATAATATAGCTATTTGCACGGGCTATGCACCATTTGGGACAAAAAACAAAAATGCGCGCAAAGTGTGCGAACGGTGGGAAAAATTGTATTATAATTACGATTTTAGTCAACGCAAAAGAATGATTAAGCGTTTTGCACGTGAATTAAGTAAAACAATAAACAATTAAATTAAAATAACAATGAGAACGTTTTTTGCACAAGTTGAAACACGGTATCTGGCGATTAAAAATTGCCCGTTTACCCCCGCAAGAATAGTCAAGGTTTTTGGCGGTTATATGTGTTTTGAAAGTGATAATGACTATAGAGTTTGGAAAAATCAAAAGTAAATAACTATGATCGAAACATTAATATTATTAGGTTGCTTGTACCTATCCATACGAGTAACCGACTATGTAGAAAAACAGAAACAAAACAATAACAATTAAAAACGTAACATTATGGAAAGAAGAAACGACATACCTAATTTACTTGCAATGTATATACGTAATACAAGTGAGATATACAATATTACATCATGGTTGCAAAGCTGTGTGATCAAAAAAGCAAACAAAGGCATACAGCCACAGGTAGAATGCCTTGCCAATTGCAGCGCGATGAAAACGATAATCAGAGAGGCCGCCAAACTGTTATACAAGTACGACGGAATAATACCCACCAGACAGGAAAAACAGGAAGCGGCCCGGGAACATGCCGAATATATTTTAGAATGTGTGCAATACTCCATTCAGAAACGCAAATAGATGGCAAAATAAAGCCTTCTATTGAAAGATATCAATCAATACCGATATATTACCCATATATATGTAAATCGTATAGAGCAACAATAGAAGATATAACATACCGTTGTATATTAAGGCATAAGGATCACTAGTTTTTTAAACAGTTTTACCACGGTCCGAACGGAATGCAAACTGGATCGGAAAGATACAAGGAAATACAGGAACTCGAAAAAGCCGTTATAGGTGCACCACTATACAAGCTACTAGGGCTAACTATCACGGAAACACCCCTAGACGGACGTATCAGATACTCAAAACAGTTACCAGTATATAATACGGACGTATTGACGGAACTTACCTAGTTTTAGCGGCGGTATATCAGGTCGCCCGTACAATTCGATAAATGAATTATCTAAATAAATATTATTACAATGAAAAAACAAAACTTACAAAAAGAATTATATCCTATCCTTGAAAACGAAAGTATTCAGATAGGAGCGTTTAAAGCCTGTAGAAGTATTGATACATTGGATCTTATCAAGGAAAATATCAAGTTTTGGAAAAGCTATGACGGGCACAAGTTACCCGAAAAACAGGTTAAACGAGCGTATTATAACGGCACCAGGACACAAAACATAATCAAAATGTACATAAAACGCCCGAATTGATTAAGTTTGTAAAAGAGCACGCAAACGACTATAAAACGTTAAATCCAAAGGACGTACCTAGCTGCATAACTATTGATCGTGGGCGGAGTGAACGTTATTTTTCCGTATATATCGAAAAGTTTGGGAACGTGCGTTTTGATGAAGTGTTAAGAGTTTTCCCATTATTACCAAAAGCATATTTGAACGAGTAATGAAAGTAATAAGAGTTTTAAAGAGAATGCTAACCGATTCAGATATAATAGATCTGTACGGTATGTATTGTGATTTTTACAAAAATATACAATAATTTAGATAGCATTTTGCGCAACTTATTGGTTGCTAGAAACATTGTAACCGTACCGTTTGAACAAATGAGAGAGATACGCAAAGAGCTGGATCGATTTGTTAAGCCTGTACAGATAGAGATTATTAAGAGCGATTTTGAAACGGTTTCATTCAGGGAATTAAAATAAAGCGGAAATAATGTTATTTTCCCGGTATGGAGAACAACAAGCGGATCGCCACCGCTACCGGGAACAATTACTAACTTAAAAACAAAAGAATATGGGAACGAGCAATCAACTAAGTATTAAGCAAATTATTTGTTTTAACATTATAGCGGCTGAAAAAGTTGCCGGGAATATATGTCAAGGTCTTGCTGTTAAGCTAGGGAAAGCGTTTATATACGATAACCGTGATATTGATGTCAATGAAATCTCATACATTAGCCAACAATGTGAGATTGCGCTTCAAAATATATCCGAATTAGGTCTTACGGAAGCCAAGAACAATGAAATGAATAATATAATAGCTAAATATAATGGGAACGAACAATAAACAAGCTATCCTGGAAGGTCGTAAATGGGATGTTATAGAGAGTGTTGACGGATATTTTTCCGGGGAAAAGAACGGAGTTATCATACAAGGAACGACAATGAGTGATCTGTATGAAAAATGCAAATATTTTGATATAGTTTCAGTTATGGAGAAAATTAAGACGGGTGTAGATCTGAACGACTGGGAAAAACGCTTAATAAAAGTTAATAAAAGATTGATAGGAAACCAATAAACTATATCTTTGCTATATGAGAAATAAATATGTTACAGAATATAAGGGATGTACTATAGAAGTCATTGGAGAAAACGACTTCATGTACAGGATAATTAAGAGAGGTGCAAAAGGACAACGGATGGATCTTTTTGTAGATATGTTTTACAGGTCTACAACTGATGCGCTAAAGGGCGCAATGAGGTGGGTGGACAATAATGTTAGAAAGGAGTGAATTTATGCTTTTTGGAATTGTTTTTGCTATGATAATGAAAGCTATATGTGGAAATATGTTGGACGATTGATGATTGTCATTGTATGGCTTATTGTGTTACAGATTTTGTCTAAATGTTAATTATGTGTGTATATTTATATGACTAAAGAAGAATTTAAATCAAAGAAAGAAATTATCAATTCAAAGATAAACGAATTGAATAATGAAATGGTAAAACTCGAAAAAGAGTATATCAAATCCAACATAAAGTATCCTATCGGAAGCAAGGTTTGTATTACTACTAATGAATCAAAACGATATGCCTATGTCAAGGATTATAGGATTGATTTTTTTGACAATATTGAACCATTGTTTAACAAGGTGAAGAAAGATGGAACCGTGTCGGAGATGGGCTTACGTGTTTGGTCTTATGAATGCCCTACGATAGAACTAGTAAAGGAGTAATTGTTATGGCAAAGGTAATGAATTTAGGAACACATTGTAGTGAATGTATTCACTATCAATGTATTTGTCCGTTTATGTATTGCATGGCTTTACAGAAAAGAATAATGGCTAGGAAAAACTCCTAAGTATTGTAAACACTATAAAAAGAATAAAATATGACTAAGAAGATTGCTGTTGTAGGTTCAATGATAAATTCATCCGAATACCTTCTATTCAAAAATTTGGAAACAGGATATTCCCTTGAACGTTATGATTCTGTTGAGGAAGCTAGAAACAGTGATTGTGATGCTGTTATAGTAACCGATAAGGATAAGATTTATAATGAAGAAACGTCTATTCTATATTACAATGAGCCTGTTGTTGAAGGTTTTGATATGATTTCATTTGATTCACCTAAAACGAAATGCCGTATCAAGGACGATAGGTGTGTCAGAAAGCAGATTGCGAAACGTAGAAAAAGAAACAAGAATCCTAAAACACATAGGAAAAGATGAACACATTTTACGGAATCAGCTTTGCAATATACTTTATACTTATCACCCTTGTATTGACCACACTCATATATGGCTTAAAAAGGAATAAATATAAGTTTTGGAAGTGGGTGATTATAACATTATCCTACTTCATATTTGTTATTATTTACACAATTTTTTGTTTACGATAATGGAAAAGGTAGAAGTAGGAACCCTTGACGAGAACGAACTGTTTGAACACAGGGGTACAATCTATGAGGTTTTATATAAGACGGATTATTGTGTCCGTTGCCAATACCCGAATGACAAATACCGTTACCGGGATAAATGGAAGTATCTATATACCGAGTTTAGTTTATGGACAAAAGTGAACAAATTATGAAAACACTGGTTTTTGATGTAATGCTTGACGGGCGGTTTGTACATACGTTCAGATACCAATATTGCCCGTTGTTCCCGATAGACGAAGAGGAACTGGAGAAGTTTGTCACCGACAGGCTTCCTACATTGAAAAGTAAAGATTTTAAAATAGTATTTTGATATGAAACAGACAGTAAAAGAAGCAGCGAAGGAAAATATCCTATTTAATCATAGGACAGTTGATAGAACTTTGTTTGGTAAAGATTTGGCAAAGTTTGGAGAGATTAATTTCGTTCAAGGTGCAGAATGGCAGTCGAAGCAATCACCGTGGATAAGCGTTAAGGAACGGTTGCCGGAGCCTAACAAGGAAGTTCTTCTTTATGATAAGAACTCCATCCGGCATTATGTCATAGGATGGCTTCGGAGAGATAAAGGATATAACGAAGGCATGTGGAGGCTCTCCAATGGTTGGGTTGAAGATAAGGGTATAACCCACTGGATGCCGATTGATGAACCAATAACCGAGTAATTATGGATGAAGTAAATTTTAATAGTGGATTATTCGGACAGCAAGGATGGATTTGTCCGAAGTGTGGAAGGGTATATTCACCTTTTACACAAATGTGTTTGTATTGCGGAAATAACAATTCCGAAAATACATTTACATCTGCAAATACACCTACAAAAACTTTTGATGAGATACTCGAATCCAACAAGGATGTGCTTGAACGGATTAAGGAGAAAGGAGATTGAATATGAAAGTAAAGAACGGAATATATCTGTGCGATGTGATGGGTTGTTTCTGTTTTGTCAGTCGTGGTAAAGTAACAGATATTAAAACAGAGGAGGAAAAGAAATGAAACAGGTATTATCAATCGAACAGATGAAGCATTTGAGGGAGATTGGGATGGATACAAGCGATGGAAGCATGCATTTTGAGTGGAATGAATCAGATTCAGGCAACATGGTTGTAACCTCTCCGGATGCAGATACGAATTACGACTATTATCGTACAACTTACACCTTGCAGGATATTCTCGATAAGCTGCCTTGCTTCATCGGCAATCAAGTGCTGACCATCCAAAAACTTGCAGATAGCTATACGTGCTTGTATATGGAACCTTATAAGATTACAGAGAGTAAAGAACTCATTAATGCAGCCTACGATATGTTGTGCTGGTGCATCGAAAACGGATATGTTAAAGTTGGAAAGGAGGAATAACTATGGGATTTACAACACAGTGTTTTATACGTAAAAACACACAGGAACTTCGGAAGAAGTTAATAGAGCTTGGTTACAAATCATCAAGAGTTATAGATGATAATGAAGAGTTATGTTTAGCAACAGGTTTAAATAAATATACCCACATTACGAATGATATGTTTGATTCAAAAGATCCGCATATAACTTGGAATTGTGCTGGTAGAATTGATTGTGGAACCAATGAAGAGCTTTTCCTAGCTTTAGCCGCATTGAGGAATGATACAAATAACAATCAATGGTTTATAGCAGAATCTTCACTTAGTGTTTCTTTTGATGATGCTATTGGTAATGACCATTATTTCGTAGAACCTAAAGGTAGATTCTTCTTTTGGGGTATAGAATATCAAAATTCAACAATTATTTCAGGAAATTTCCGTAAAGCCACCGTAGACGAACTGATTGAACATTTTAAAACAAAGGAGGAACAATGAAAGCAAAGTATTTTAAAAAGATAAGAAACCAAGTTAAGTGGTATAAGGTATCACACAGAGATGATTTGTTTTCTGATTTTATAGATGAAAAAGAGGTATTGGCTAAATCTCCTGAAAACGCTTGTGTCAGATACCATAAACGTACTGGATGTTTTGTTAACAAATATAATCCTAACAATATCATACAATATAGCGAACGTCTTTCAAGGTTCAAAGTATGTATAGGTAAGAAAGTAATGTATTTCGATTAAATATGAAAGCAAGAATAAAAAGAAAAATACAAAAACGACCATTCCTATATAATGTAGGACAAGTTTTTAAGGCTTGTGATTGGATTACTAGTATTCAACGTGGAAATATGGTTTGGCGTAGGTATCGTTCATTTGGTACTATTATTAAATCAGAATTTTAAATATGAAAGCAAGAGTAAAATCAACAGGAGTTTTGGTAGATGTAACTCCCCAATTAAACATCAACTCTCAACATAGTAATGATTATTTATATGTATGTGATAACATGGTTTACAGAGAATGCGAACTTGATTTTTCAGCTATCGACTGGGAACAGAGGCGATATGAACTAGCGAAAGCTGCCATGCAAGGATTTTGCAGCAAACAGGTAATGATCGCTGATTCAAATATGACAGCAGAATGGAGCATTGGTTTCGCTGATGCGCTAATAAAGAAATTGAAAGGAGAATAAAATTATGACCGAAGAACTTGTAACATTAGAAACAGCGAAGCTGATGAAAGAGAAAGGGATGTTTACAGATATAAAATTTCCTCCACAATCCATTGCACAAAAGTGGCTACGTGAAACTAAGAATATTCATATTGAAATATCCTATATGTATGAAAACTATTGGCTTTACGATATTCTGACAATACCTACCCATGACTTGATAGGATTGTCTGACAGACCTATTGTCCGTTATAATACCTACGAGGAAGCACTGGAAGCAGGATTACAGGAAGCATTAAAACTTATATAAATATGAAAACAATATTATTTACAATTATATTTATTATCGCCCTATTATGGGTTGGAGATCTAACGATTACATTTAAGCCGTTTTCCATATCGCTGCCCGGTTGGCATAAGGCTTTAGGTATTATTCTGTTTGTATTTGCAATGGCGGTGTATAACATTGGAGAATATGCTAAGGGATATAAGCATGGTTTTGATGATGGATTAAAGGAGTGTATTGAAGCGATTAAGGGAAATGGAAAGAAATGACATTGATTTCCCGTTACTCCGTATATTTAATGGAGTAACGGGGCGATATGAACTTCTTATTGACGATGTATCCATAGATGCTTATGGGCGTGTAAGAGATAGCAGTGGTTGCGTTGTAGAATGGTTTACAGGCGTGTTTGACATGAACGGAATACCCTTATTTGAAAACGACATAATCATGCCTGTAAAGGACGGAATAAGCCAATACAGGCGTATATGGAGAACAGTAGGTGGATTTATACTAAGCAGGAGCAATGATGTAAAAGGACTGTCTAAATTGGACATGCTTGGTGCTGACTATCTTGTGAACGAACGTGTTCAGCAATACATATCTGATGGGTGCGTAAAGGTGGGTTCTGCAACAATAGATCTTAGCCTGTTGAAAGGGAGAACGAAAGAAGATATTATTAGAAATTTAGCTAGAAGGGTCAGATGAAAGACAAAATGCTAGAGGAAAGTTTGAACAATTTCTACAGGACGTTTCTTATTTGGGTGATAAGATGTTATCCTATATTGTTCTGTATTGCTATACTTGTCCATCAGTGTGAGGTTATACACTCTGTTGGCACAGGTGATATTATTGAGTATTATGATGGTGACACATTGGAGTACATTCAGTATGCCACTCCGTTTTCGGACAAGTACCTTACCATATTCTTTAACGCCAAACTGTTTAATGCAATTTTGTTCTATGTGTTGTCAAAAGTATTTTTATTTTGTATATATCATAGAGTATTTGTTATTGAGATGTTCATATATGCAATATTGGATATTGTATTTAACAATGTGGTGTTTGAGGATGCACATTTGGTTAATGCAATATATTATACATCCATTGGTTTTGTTACTGTTGGATTCTTTATTGCATTATACTTACATCAAAGGTATGGAGATAGGAAAGTGCACATACATCAAACCATTAGTGAAGGATGTCGTTTTATGAAATAATATACATTTTGCCGTTCTAAAGTATTGTTTTTTTTATAATAAATAAATGTCTTTTAAATAAAAGTGTTTTATATTTGCTTTTGTAATTAATAGTATATATATTTGCATTGTATTTTAAAACACTTTTATTATGAAAACAGAAGTTGAAATGAAAAGGATTCTTTTTGGGCATGAAATTTCCCAAAAAAGCAAAAGTGAATTATTGTCTGCTACTGATTTGGTTAAAGCTGGTAATGCTTGGAGGATTAGCAATGGGTTTCCTGAATTTAATTTTTACCAGTGGAGGCAAAGTAATAATACAAGAGAGTTTATTGTAGAGTTAGAAAAAAAATATGGTACTGCTATTATCAGTGGAAGGGGTAGAGGACATCATACATGGGTTCATCCTTTTTTATTCTTGGATTTGGCTTTGGCGATAAATCCAAAGTTGAAAGTTGAAGTATATGAATGGTTGTTTGACAAACTTCTTGAATATCGTAATGATAGCGGTGATTCATTTAAAGAAATGACTGGTGCATTATATAATAATTGTTCAAATAAAAGCCAGTTCTCAAAAGCGATGTCTTTATTGTGTACTATGATAAAAGAGGAATGTGGTATAATAACAGATTGGCAACACGCAACAGAAGAACAACTGTTGTATAGAGATAAGATCCATGAATATATATCTCTTATGTGTGACATTTTTAAATGGAATAACAATGAAGCTGTCCGTATAGGTTTGTTGAAAGCTAAAAAATGGAAAGAAAATAAATTATCTTTTTATTAATTAATAATCTATTTTTTACCCATAGCTTGTGTTCCTCCCGTATTTTTCATGTTTATCTTGACCTTTACGGGAGATGCCTTTTTATTTGATGTTACTTTAGGGGATTTAACATTCACCCTAATCACTTTCTTTGCCATATATTATTTGTTTTAATTGTTTTGCAAAAATAATGATTTTTTTTGGTAGTATGAAAACTTTATGTACCTTTGCGGTGCGATAGTTTTTGGACTTTTTTGTTTTATAATGATAGCTGCTACCTAAAATATAAGCAGAGGTTTCTTCATACATTTTTCATAAGTCTAATGTATAACTGTCGCAAGTTGAAGAGATCTCTGCTTTTTTTTATTTATGCGACAGATAAATGAAGAAAACTTAAATGACACAGGTGTTGTTTTAAGTACGGTAAATCCCTCCGAAATGGGTAAGATGTTTTCTTATAATGGAATAAATGTTAGGATCAACTACCCGTAGGCTAAAAGTCCAAGTTGATTAGACTAAGCGTTAGGAGAGAATATATAGTTACCAAGGGGTGTTTGCTCAAGCTCCTTGCTCTAAGGTCAGTGATTAAACAGTTCTGTGGGGTAGGAATAGTGTTACTGACGGGAAACCTCTCCATAACATTGTCGATGAGCATTTAACGGAGAAATCCGACTTATAGTAAATGGTTTACGTAATTAACAAACAAGGACAAGCACTTATGCCAACCGAAAGGTTTGGTAAGGTTAGAAGGCTGTTAAAAAACAGTCTAGCCCATGTTGTGTGCCGTATTCCGTTCACAATTCAATTGGATTATGACACAACAGATTATACGCAGCCCGTAAGTTTGGGTATAGATGCTGGTAGTAAGCATATCGGCATATCGGCAACAACAAGTGAAAAAGAATTGTATGCAGCAGATGTGGAATTGAGAAACGATATTGTGGATAAGCTATCTACTCGTAGGGAATTAAGAAGAACCCGTAGGAGTAGGCTTCGTTATCGCAAGGCTCGTTTCAATAACAGGGTATCTTCCAAGCGTAAGGGATGGCTAGCACCATCTGTTGAAAACAAAATCCAAACTCATTTGACTGTTGTAGAGAAAATACATAAGTTCCTACCGATAACTAATATTGTAGTTGAAACGGCTTCCTTTGATATACAGAAGATTAATAATCCAAGTATATCTGGCAGTGAATACCAACAAGGAGAACAACTTGATTTCTTCAATGTACGTGAATATGTGTTATTTAGAGATAATCATATTTGCCAACATTGTAAGGGTAAGAGTAAAGATAAAGTCTTGAATGTGCATCACATAGAGAGCAGAAAGACTGGAGGTGATAGCCCAAACAACTTGATTACCCTTTGCGAAACTTGCCATAAGGCATATCATAGAGGTGAGTTTGAATTAAATGTAAAGCGTGGAAAGTCATTTAGAGATGCCGCCTTTATGGGGATTATGCGATGGAGTTTCTATGATAGACTAAAGAATATCTATCCTAATGTAAGTATGACTTTTGGCTATATCACGAAGAATACCCGTATCACTAACAATCTTCCTAAAGATCATTATGTTGATGCAAGGTGTATCAGTGGTAATCCTGTGGCCAAACCTCTTGGATATTATTTCTATCAGAAGAAGGTGCGTTGTCAAAACAGACAAATACACAAAGCTAATTTCTTGAAAGGTGGCAGAAAGAAACTCAATCAAGCACCATTCTTGGTAAAAGGTTTTAGGTTGTTTGACTTGGTTGAATACCAAAAAGAGTTGTATTACATCTTTGGAAGAAGAAGTAGTGGTTCCTTTGATATTAGGAAATTGGACGGTACAAAAGTGAATAAAGGTTCTATCAATTGCAAGTATTTGCGGTTGATAGATAAAAGAAGAAGTATATTAACTGAAAAACGAATGCAAGTAAATTTATGAAATGTAATTTTACCCCTATGGACAAATTTTACCAGATATTGGATTACTACGGTTTGTCCTACACAGAGTTAAAAAGTAATCATATTCGTGTGTTTTACGGAAACAAGAAGCTGTTTGACTATTTCCCACTTCGCATGAAGCTGTTTGATTACCATGAATGGCATCAGCTTACTTATCCATTTGTTAAAGATAAAAAAGACGAGTGGGAAGTTGAACTAACAATGTTCATTAGTAGTGTTTTGGGAGATGAGATGTTTGAAAAGTTTAAAATATATTAATTATGGACAAGAAAGAAAAAGATTTAGTTCCAAAAGCCATAAATTTGTGTGGCAAACGGAGGATGTTGTCTTCAATTAAAGGATGGGAGATTGTTAAATATAACAATTACTCTAACGGACATACCAATCCACAAAGTGTCAAGAAGTTGAGAATAACACTTTCAGGACGTGAAGTAATTGAGTATGTTCTGAACGATGAAGATGATACTATTAAAAAACTTGATAATTATTTTGGTCTTCTATGATGATAAAAGTGGATATACCAGAACCGTTTATAGACGGTGATAATACGATGGTTAACATTACATCTGATTCATTCTGCTATTCTAGCATTGATTCACGTTATGAAGGGTTTCAGAGTGCTTATAAGGATGGGAATGTTAATCAGAAGATACAGGGTAAACTAGAGATTATTGCAGATCAATTCAAAGAACTAATAAAAATCATTGAGGATAATGGAAAGACATTTGTTAATACAGGAGTGTGAGAGAGAAGAGGAAATGAAGAAATTACGCAAGCAGCAGAACGATCTTATCAAGAAAGGTCGTATGGTTGAATGTTCTCGCGTAACAGCCAAGATAAAGGAGTTCCAGGAAGCATATATAAAGGCTTATCCTGACGGTAAGTATGTGAGAGGTATGGAAATTATCAAAAAGATGTCAGATGATGAAAAAACTGATTGGATGATGTATATTAATGCTATTGCTTTCTGTGCTGATATTATACATTCATCCTCTATTGAGCTTAATGAAATGCTAAAGAAGGTACTTCCAGGGTCTAGCCTTCAAATGTTTGAAACACTTGAAAAGGTAGGTACTATGGCAAAGAATCAAATTATGTGGATGGATAACAATGTGGATGAGGAATATCAGGACGATTTTGCCAAGTATGCTGACGAGATAACCATTATGCTTTTATCATTTGTTAAAAATAAATTTTTGCCGAGAAAATGACACGAGAAGAGATACATAAGAACGTACTAGAAATAAGAAATTATTATTTCAGTATTCGTAACAAAATTGACAATGGATGCAATGTTTCAGAATTGGAAATAGATTCTAAAACACACAACAAGATAATTGACGATACCATAAAATCAGCCCTTGAAGAGCATAAAATGATTCTTGCTTTAGAAAAGTATAAGCTATGAAAAAGAAAGATATAGACGAAGGATATATTGTAGGTGACTTTTATATAGTTAAAAGCCCTATCAAAGAGGGATGGCTTCACATAGTGAATATAAAAACATCTTGGCAGATAAAGGTGATGATGGGAGCGAATACGGCAAAGTTCTTAAGCCTTCCCCAACAGGAGATATTTGACAGGATTAACGGAATATACATTCAATCCATGATGTCTTTATACGATTCAGATTATGCCTTGAAAATAGCTAAAGATGCTGTGTCTTATATGTCTGAAAAGGCAGGAAAGATGGAAAAGTTGGAAAAGGTGGGGAATACTGAAAATGAAGATATTGAAAAGGTGAAGAAAGATGAGTTTATGATGAAGATAGCCACATCTTCCGATGAAGAAATTATGGACATGATCATAAATGGGGAAATAAAGTACGAATATTTCAAGCAAGAACAGGAGGATTAAATTATGCAAGACTATATTTCAGACTGGTTCATCCCGATGGACTTCGGTAATGATATGTCGGATGAAGAACCTAACGGTGAGGATAATTTTAATTTTGAATGAATATGGAAAAGAAATTTGAGCTAACAGATAACTTTATAATCAATGCTTTTGGAGTGAAGTTATTCCAAATCAAGTGTACAAAGTCTTTCAAATATGCCAAGGAAGGTGATTTGGGAGGATATGTTGAGAAAGATGAGAACTTAGACCAAGAAAGCGATGCTTGGGTGTACGGCAATGCTTGGGTGTACGGCAATGCTCGGGTGTCCGGCAATGCTGAGGTGTCCGGCAATGCTCGGGTGTACGGCAATGCTGAGGTGTACGGCAATGCTTGGGTGTACGGCGATGCTCGGGTGTACGGCAATGCTCGGGTGTCCGGCAATGCTGAGGTGTCCGGCAATGCTCGGGTGTACGGCAATGCTGAGGTGTACGGCAATGCTTGGGTGTACGGCGATGCTCGGGTGTACGGCAATGCTGAGGTGTACGGCAATGCTCGGGTGTCCGGCAATGCTGAGGTGTCCGGCAATGCTCGGGTGTACGGCGATGCTCGGGTGTACGGCAATGCTGAGGTGTACGGCAATGCTGAGATAGACAACAATAATAAACATTGCGGATTTGACTGTTTCGGTTCTGCCAACCGCCACACCCATGCCTACCTGACAAAAGAAAACAAAGTGGAAATAACATGCGGATGCTTCCGTGGGAGTATTGAAGAGTTTGAAAAGAGAGTGGAAGAAACCCATTCGGGCACAATCTATGAGAAGCAGTATAAAGCCATCATCGATGTTATTAAAATTAAATTTGGGTTGACTGATTTGATATAGATTCATTTGCTTATAAACTTTATGCCTTCCCGGTCTGTGAAGATAGGGTGGGCGAAAATGGGGCGTTTGGCTGGTGTGACTAATGTGACGCGCGGCATTGTAGAGGAGGACAGTTCGATTCTGTCACGCCCCTCATAAATGTGATCTACACATCAATAACAGTAAGTAAATAATTATGAATGAAAAATGAAAAACGATAAATTAATATTGGATGCTTGTTGTGGTAGTCGTATGTTTTGGTTTGATAAACAAAATCCTAATGTGTTATTTGTTGACAAACGTTCAGAAACACTTACGGCCAAAGATAGGGATAAGATAAGGACTATAGAGGTAAAACCTGATATTATCGCAGATTTTACTAATTTACCATTTGAAGATAATTCTTTCTATCAAGTTGTATTTGATCCACCACACCTGAAAACACTTGGAGAAAATTCATGGATGGCAAAGAAATATGGCAAGTTGCCTGATGATTGGAAAAGTATTATTCATGAAGGTTTCAAGGAGTGCATGAGGGTATTAAAACCTAATGGTACACTTATCTTCAAATGGAATGAAAGCGAGATAAAAGCATCAGATGTCTTGTCTGTTATTCCTTTCAAACCTCTATTTGGACATACAACTGGTAGACAAAGTAAGACGATATGGATGTGTTTTATGAAATTATGTAATGAATAAAATATGGAAATAAAAAAAAATTACTAAGACTGTTTACATCGCATATGATGGGAAAGAGTTTCTTTCAAAAGAGGATTGTGAAAAATATGAGAATTTTGCAAAAAAAATACTTTCACGTATTAAATATTACTGTATCAGATGTAATCCGGATTTGACAGAAACAGGGAGTTTTACACATAAGATATATGTAGCAGTATTCTCCAAATGTTACTTTTATAGAGATATTGCTTTTGAGTGGGCATTACGTAAATTCGGTTATTTAGGAGTAAGTGTACAAGGATATGGTTTTCAGACACATTTTTGTGTAAGTGAAGTTTCTAAAGAAGAATATGAAAAGTGTCCACCCACCGAATGGGGAGGATCGGAATTAGAAAGTGAGAAAATATTCCTTAGTCCTAAATCAGTAGAGGGATTTCCTAAAAACATTGACTACATGACAGAATGGGGATTTAAATAATTTTTTAAACTTTAATTATTATGATGAATTTTTTTGAATGCAAAATCCGTTACGAAAAGATAATGGAAAATGGTGTAAACAAGAAAGTAACGGAACAATTTTTGGTGGATGCGCTTAGCTTTACTGAGGCAGAAGCACGTATTATATCTGAAATGACACCGTTTATCAGTGGCGAGTTCACTGTTTTGGACATTAAACGCTCCAATTACAGCGAACTGTTCCCCTCTGAGGAAGATGCAGCCGATCTATGGTTTAAATGCAAGCTGTATTACATCACGCTGGACGAAAAGAGCGGATCGGAGAAAAAGACATCATGCTATATGCTTGTTCAGGCAGCCGATTTGAGAGATGCTGTAAAGAAACTTGACGAAGGAATGAAAGGCACAATGGCAGACTATGTGATTTCATCCATAGCCGAAACTGCCATCATGGATGTATATCCTTATGAAGCGGAAAATGATTCCTGTTTATCGGAATACCCAAGTGGACACAAGACGGAAGCTGTCATAGGCGGAAAGAGCGTCATTGTAGACAAAACGGGAAATTCAACTGTAGTTTTACCTAGTTAAATTCAATATATATGTCAAACGAACAACAAAGCCAAGTTCTCCATCATTGGAGAACTGGAAGCCAATCTGATTATGTAGGAGTAGAAATACTCCCTAACGGTCAGTCTATCATCGCTACAATATCCCATATCGTATGGGATGAAAATGCAAAGGTGCAAGGTAGCAAGAAACCATCATGGATTGCTTACTTTAAAGAAACAAACCTTGTTCCTAAACCTATGCTGTTGAACAGTACGAACCGTAAACGCCTTACTAAGCTGGCTCAGACTGATTATCCTGAAACCATCCGTGATTTCCGTGTTATATTATGCAAGGAACTGACACGTGATCCTTGTGACGGAGGAAAGGTTTACGGATTACGAATAGGGCGTGATGTTCCTCCACCACCTCAGAAAGAGAAAATGACAGTAAACTCTGATAAATTCAAGGCTGCATTGGAAGCATTGAAAAGTGGGAAATGCGACATTGGATACATCACGGCAAGCTATGATGTGGATGCGGAAGCTATGAAATTGTTTAACGAAGCAGTTAAAAAATAATGGAAGCAGAAGAAAAAGAAAAATTATGGCTTATGAAGAGGTGTGGTAAAATCACCTCTTCCGCCATTGGAAAACTTATGGTTTCCGGGAGAAGGGAAATGACACCTTCCGAACTAGAGATTGCAAAAAAACAGGGCGTAAAGAGAAAGACAGTTGATGTTTCTTTCGGGGATACAGCTATATCTTATCTTTATCAGGTTGCAAGGGAAAGAAGGTTAAACAAACCATGCCGACATATATCCACTTCTGACATGGAGTGGGGAAAGGATCATGAAAAAGACGCTATCGAGTGTTTTAACCATAACACGTTCTCCAGACTAATGTCCTGTGCGGATGATTTTGACGAAATTGTTTTTGTCGATAATATCTATGATGGATATGGTGATTCTCCCGATGGATATGGATTTGATGTCAATGGTAAATTGTCTTATATAGCAGAAGTGAAATGCTTTACTTCTGAAAGTAAGATTGAATATTTGAGAGAAGCCACAAAGGAACAAGCGATAGAGGAATACTATTGGCAGCTAATGTCGCATTTTCTTTCCCATCCCGATGTGGATAAAATGTATTATATCGTATATGACGGTAAATCTGATGATGATCCGTTTGATTTACGCCCGGTTAATGATCCGTCAAGGCTTTTGTATTGGGAACTTGACAGAAGCGATTATAAAGATGATATAGACAGGATGGAGGATAAGTTACAAATGGCTCTATCTTATCTTTCATTCAACGAACGTGATGCAAAAAAATACCCAATAAGCAAAATAAATGACTTTGTTGGTGTTTCAAATATGTAACGGGTAATTGCGGAGTTACCACAAAAAGTTAATAATATGTCAACAAATATAACATTATCTAAAGAAAGTAGTGAAAGCGAAATTAAGGCGTATTTCAATGAAATATTAAAGCTATCACAATCAGATAACGAATTCCCAGTAAATTTTGATGATGTATGGATGCTTGTTTATCAAGACAAGCATAAAGCAGTAAACGAACTTAAGGAAAAGTTTATTGAAAGTGTTGATTATCAGGCAATCACCCAAAAAGTAAAATGCCAAAATGGAATCGGTTATTCAAGAAGAATTGATTATCATATTACTGTGCCTTGTCTTGAATTTTTTATTGCAAGAAAAGTAAGATCAGTATTTGATGTTTACCGACAAGTATTTCATCATACCGTTAATAAGATTATAGAGAATAAGTCAATTGATAGTCAACCAACCATATCGGATAAAATGAATGCAGCTACATGGGCGGCAAAGTTTTTGAACTTAAATGATAATTCAAAGTTGATTATCGCAAAACAAATACTTGGCCCATTAAATATATCTCTTCCTGATTATACATCATCAAAAGGGATACTAAAGTCTGCCTCTGAGTTACTATCTGAAAAAGGAATTAAAATTTCCGCACAGGCATTTAACAAGGCTGCTGTCGAAAAAGGATACCTATGCGAATTGAGCCGAAATTCTTCACACGGTAAGAAAAAACGATTCAAATCAATCACGGAAAAAGGTCTTTCTTATGGGGAAAACCAAGTAAGCCCGAATAATCCTAAAGAAACACAACCTTTGTGGTATGAGGATAAGTTTGAAGATTTATTGTCTAAATTGTTATGACTACATTAATCAAGCACAACAAACCTAATCGTGGGGATGAAATAATCATCCCCTATCTTGCCATAGAAAACAATATCAACTTTATTATGCTCAATGGAGGTGTAGGTGACGTTGAACTTATGGACGGAACGAAATGTAAGTCAACAAGCTGCACTCCTATCAAATTTGATGATGCAGGAGATGATATATATCGTATATATGGCATAGGAAAAGAAGCATGGAAAATGGCATGGCTGAAAAGAGTACATACCATGAGTGACGAAATTGTAAAACTAAAGTTAGATTTCAATGCCAGCAATTAGCGAATTATGGATAGATTATCCAATATCTTACCGTGACGAAAAAGGAAGGTTCGTCAAAGGTCATAATTATGGATTCAAGAAAGGAAGGGAAGTGTCGGATGAGGAACGTGAAAAGAAAAGAGTTCTTATGAAGGAACTCATTAAAAAACGAAAGGAAAACGGTTCTTATCTCGGTCATAGGAACAATACAAGGGCTGTCATTGCGATAGAGGATGACACGAACAGATTCCTATGCTTTGAAGCCTGTTGTGACTGTGAGAGGAAATTAGGTATGCCACAACGCTCATGTAGTTCTTTCTGTAAGGGGGAAAACGGGCATAGATGGAGAAATTTTAAATTGTTTTATGCGTTTACAACTAATTAAACGATATTTAACTAAATTAGTTATGCCATAATTTAATTTATACTTATATTTGCAGTATGAAACGAGCATATAAATATAGACTTAATCCTACTCCTGAGCAGATTGTTTTCTTCAACAAATCTTTCGGGTGTTGTAGGTTTGTGTATAACTATATGCTCGGTAAACGTATAGAAGCGTATCAGCGTGACAAGACGAAGATAGGATGGGTTGAACTGGCTAAGATGCTTACAGAACTTAAAAAGGAAGATGGGAAGGAATGGCTTTCGGAAGTATCAAACGAGTGCCTGCAACAATCCATAAGAAATATGGACAGCGCGTTCGTGAAGTTCTTCCGTGAAAAGGCAGGCTTCCCAAATTTCAAGGCGAAGCATTACAGCCGACAGTCATACAAGGCTATAAATTCGGTGTCTGTTGACCTTGACAACAACAAGGTAAGACTTCCAAAGATCGGATGGGTTAAATTCTTTCCAAACAGGAAGTTTGACGGTAAAGTATGCTCTGTCACGGTAAGCAAGACACCAACAGGTAAATATTTCATTTCTGTCCTTGTTGACGATGGAAAGGAAATACCTGTAAAGCCTGCTGTCAGATATGATACGTCTATCGGTATAGATGTAGGTATAAAGGATTTTGCAGTATGTTCAAACGGTGATGTGTATGCCAATCCCAAATATCTTGAGAAATCGGAAGCAAGACTAAAGGTGTTGCAAAGAAGATTCTCAAAGACAAAGAAAGGCTCCAACCGAAGAGAACGGGCAAGAAAAATCCTGGCAAGACAGTATGAGAAGGTTTCCAACCAACGCAACAATTTCCTGCATCAAGTCACATCAAAGATTGTCCGTGAAAACCAAACGATAATCATTGAGGATTTGAATGTAAATGGTATGTTGAAAAACCACCGTCTTGCAAAATCCATATCATCCGTTTCATGGAGCGAGTTTTTCCGACAGCTTGAATACAAGTGCGAATGGTATGGACGCAACCTTATACGTATCGGACGTTTTGAAGCAAGTTCCAAGACGTGTATATGCGGATACGTTAATAGTGAATTGAAACTCAGTGACCGTGAATGGGTTTGCCCGAAATGCGGAAGGCACAATGATCGTGACATTCTCGCTTCGGTGAACATCAAACGGTTCGGACTAATATCACCCTTGGTAGAAGGGGTTGAGGACGTGGAGTGGTCGGCAGTAGTCGGGGCGGTGAAGCGTCAATATGTATGTGTATGAATGTATATAATTACCTAAAGCTAAGGGATTACCAAGAGGTGGGGATAACCCGTCTGAGAAATGCCCTGACTAATCATAAACACGTCATATTCTCAGCCTGTGTAAGTTACGGCAAAACGGTCATAATGAGTTTTATGGCTAAAGGTGCTGTCGAAAAGGGGAATAAGGTGCTTATCGTATCCCACAGATCTGAACTTATGACACAAACAGGGGGAACGTTGGAAAGAGTTGGCATACAGGCTGAATACATCTCCCCTAAGCACAGGAACATACCTAAAGGTCTAGTAGTGTCCGCAATGGCTCAAACTCTCCGTAGAAGGATTGAAAAGCCCGAATGGGTTGAATGGGTTAAAAGTGTATCTCTCTGTCTGATAGACGAAGCGCATTCGTCTGACGCGGATTATCTCTTTGAGTCTGGTTTGCTTGATGATAAGTATGTAGTAGGTCTTACAGGAACCCCGATGAGAAGTGGAAACCAAAGGCAGCTTGGCATGAACTATGAAGAGATTGTAGAAACCGCCCAGATACAGGATATGATGGACCGGGGAAACATAACCAAGTTGAGAACGTTTACGGTTGATGCGCCCGACTTGTCTAAGGTTAATACCGATTATCGCACAGGTGATTTCGATAGCAGGCAGATGGGTGCGGTGTTCAACAAGTCTGTACAGTACAAGGGGGTGATTGAAAACTATATGCGTATCTGCCCGATGAAAAAAGCAATCTGTTTTGATGCCACACAGGCAAATGCGATAAGGATGTGCGCTGAATTTAATGAAGCTGGCATTCCCGCAAAATTCCTCATATCAGGTATAGATAAGAATAAGCCGGATGAGTTAGCATTATATGAAAGATACAAGCATCTTACAGGAAACAGGGAACAGCTTATCAAGGATTTCCATGACGATAAATTCACCGTTATATGCAACAGTGGTATCTTATCTACGGGATACGATGAAACAAGTATAGAGGTTTGCATATTAAACCGTGCTACACAATCCGTTCAGTTTTATATCCAGGCAACTGGCAGGGCTATACGGCTTCACCCAAATAAGACAGAAGCATTTCTCCTAGACTTCGGTGGTAACATATCACGGCTCGGCAAGTTTGAGAAAGAACGTAAATGGGCTTTATGGCATAACAAGGGGAAATGTGAAGGGATACAAGGAGTGAAAGAGTGTAAACAGTGTGGTAAATATATTGCCATAACCGCTTCGGAATGCCCTTTCTGCGGATATGTATATCCTACCGAAAAGGAGATAAGGATGGCGGAACTGCAAGAACTGGTAGGAGATTTAAAGTTCGATCAAATGACGCCTACTCAATTTTTCCAGTATGCGGAACTTAAAGGATACAATACTTATTGGGCAATACGGCAGTTGTATATCAGAAATACGGAAACTGATTTTCGTAAAGCCATGAAAGAATGCGGATATTCCAGCAAGTTTATATGGGGTTATATTCAAAGAAACAAAAAATAACATTATGAAAAACAACATTAATCCTTGGGAAGTGTTTGATGAGATTGAATGTTCCCATAACCCAGAATATATTGTTTGTGTGTCGCATCTTAGACATTACACGAATATTTTTGGCATAGACAAAAGGCTTATAGACTTTCTTGGAATGGAAAAGAATACAATCTTAGATATTGAAACATTTTGTTTTGGCGGAATGGACGTTTTCGGAATAAAAGAAGATTGTACTTCCGTAATAGAAGATTGTAAAAGACAAAGAGAAGCAAAGAAAGAAGCCTTGGAGAAAAACAGGAAATTAATAGCCATGCTAAAATTAAAACGTGAAAATATGTGCGGCATAGGTACAAGAAAGGTAAAATTAATGCTTAATAAAAAGATAAAACAAGGAGATTTTACGGCTAAAATTTACCGTGTTGCATTGGAGATACAAGATTACAACATAAAGGCTAAAGACGCTCCATTTCCCTACTCAGAAAAGATGTATGCAAAGAAAGAAGATTTGATTGACAAACTTATCGAAATATATAACGAAAGTAAGTTATCTTTTGGGTGCTCAGAGGATAAGGGGAAAAGAGTTTCTTTTATTGTATATTTTGATCTTCCTTTAGGGAATCAAATCTCTTTTCACTCTACAGTAAAAAGGAATATTCCTGTATATGAAAAAGAGTGGGATGGATTGGTAAACAGTACATTGGACAAGTTAGAAAAAGAAATAAAACAATATTTAAACATTTAATCATGGAAAAAAAATATTGCAGGAAGTAACAAACTATATTTCATAGGTGACTGGATTGACGAGTATTGCGATTTGCGGTTCGATGATGTGGTAAAACAATGTACGGACGATTTCTTGTCAGAAAAAATTTCGTTGGATGATCTTGCAAAATAGTAATGTAAAGCCTTGCAGGAACGGAGAGTATTGCTGCTGTCGCTGCAAGCATAGATACACGGTTATTGTAGACGGTTTGTTTGTTGGATACGTATGCTACATTCCTTGGTTTGAAAATCATTTTGCCATGAAGATAAGAAACAGCGGACATGGCATGTGTGAAGGATTTGAGATGGTTGATAACAAACTTTAACCTTTTATTCTTCTCACATATCCCATTTCGTGATACCTTTGCCAAATACAATTTTTTTTATTATGGCTGAGGAAAAACGGTCTGCGGAAGAAAAGAAAATGCAGAAAGATATAGTAGTTAGTTACAGGAATGAGAAGGAAGGTAAAGGATGCAGTGGATTGCTTGTAGCATTCTTTTCCGAACTTCTCCATCCTGCTGTAAGTGGTAACAAGTCGGCTGAATTTCGTGCTCTAGGAGCAAAGAAAAGTATGCCTGACCTTGCTTATATACATGACGGTAAGATATATGGCATAGAACTTAAAATGCCTGACAGTAACCATGACCGTAATCATATAATAGAACAGGCTGATGTGATGGCTACATATTTCTTTAGAGGATATTTCGTATGGTCTAAGGAAATGTTGTGGAATATACTTGACGCTATCGAGCGTGGTCAGCCGGGGATGTCAAATACACTACAGATAAAAGATTATTGTATGCGTAACAACACCACAAAAGTAAGTTTTGAAAAAATAATTAAAGAGTTGTTTCAATGAAAGTTATATATAACAAAATTATTCCATTAAAAGGGTATAAGTGTATAAATTTGTTTGGAGTTCTTTTCGTAAGAAAAGGATGTACGATGCGTGAAAGCGATTATAATCACGAAGCGATTCATACAAAACAAATGAAAGAACTTTTGTATGTTCCGTTTTACATTTTGTATCTTTTGGAATGGTTTTACAGGCTTACACAAAAAGGTAATGCGTATAGAAACATATCGTTTGAGAAGGAAGCCTATAATAACGAGAACGATATGGATTATCTTGATAAAAGAGAACATTTTTCTTGGATTGAATACATTTGAATTTTACATTTATGAATAAGATAGTTTTTGATAGAAAAGTTTTATATTCAACGTTAAACTCAGCCAAAGCCTGCCTTTCCGATACAGGCTTGACGATATTGAAATGTTTCCGTTTTAAATATGTAGCATCAGAAAATTCAATAGAGGTTACTTCATACAATAACCTTAATGAGATGCGTTTGATTATTCCAGTTGTTGATTCAGACTGTAATGACGGACAGGAGTTTGCAGTAGACGGAATAAGACTTGTAAAGTTGCTCAAAACAGTAAAGGATTCCATTGTTACGGTAAAGATATATGATAAGGATATAATATTCTCTTACAATGGCAGTGAAGCGTCTTTCTTTGCGGAAGATGTAGAATCTTATCCTGATATTAAAATGGGTAAGCGTGGTACCGGGATAAGGGTCAACTTGAACAGGAATGATCTGTATAGAGCATTAAAAAGGAACATTGGGTTTAATGATATCAGTGACGTTGTGACCAGCCTTAGTGGAGTGGGGATAAATTTTATTTGTTCCAATAATTGCATTGATATATGTTCGTCCGATAAGATTGTATTTGTAAGAGATGTTATAGAATGTCAGCCGGATATATCAAAGGACTTGTGCATAAATGTAATGCCTACATCGGTAAAGGAAGCGTTATCTTTTCTTGAAATGTTGTCAGAAGAAAATGTAACTGTTTCTGTATCTGATGATGAAAGGGTGATGTCCATATCTTATGGGGATTTCGGTTCTGTCTTTAATTGTACGCTGATGGAGGTTAAGTTTGTAAACTACACACCATTGGTAAACAATATAAAATCAAACTTTAATTACTTTATTAAAGCAAGAACTAGCGACTTGATAGATTCCCTTTCAAGAATAAAGGTAATGTCAGATGTATATAACATATCACATTTTGTTTGCAGGGAGGGAGATAATAAAATGGATATAACATACACAAATGATGCAGGATATAAAATATCGGAAAATGTTGGAATTGAAGGATATTGTCAAGGGCGTTTGGATTGCAATCTGAATATTGAAAAGATGATTAACGCATTGAAGGTGTTCCCTGGGGATTATGTTACATTGGCATATACCAATCCTGATAATAATGCTCCTATATGTATCATTAACGAAGAGGGAGATTATAAATTAATGGGCGTAGTAAACATTTTTAAGAGTTGCTAACTATTGTTTAACCTATCGAATATGCCGTTTTATTATTTTTGCAACAAAAATATATAACTTATGGAAAACGAAGAAAGAACAATTCAGATTCTCGCTGAAACAATAGATAGGTTAAACAAGACTATAGAATCACAGAACAGGCTGATTGAGGATTTAAAAAACAGGCTTGAAACAATTCAGAACGAATATAGCCCTTCAATTATGACTGTAGGCGTATTGATAGAAAAGTTGAATAATACAAAGACAAGAAGCGGAAAGGTAAGATTTGAAGCATTATCCAAACATATAATGCCATATCTTACCAATCAGCTTTATGACGAGTATGATTTTAATGATGCCATTCCTACGTTCAAGGAAGTCCCGTCCGTTGAAAAGCCTGTCAATCGTGACATGATAGATGATATGATCAATGTTATAAAATCAAAGAGAAAGATAAGCGAATCATCCCAAAAGGCATATCTTTTAATGCTTAAAAGAATATTGTCCGAATCAAAAGAGATGAGCAAATATATCAATGATTATATTATCTCACTGAACGTAAAATCTCCTTCAAATATATCTCTTACAGATGAAGAAATAGAATTATTCTGGAATGTCGAGCCGTTTAACGTTACGGAAAAAATTGTAAAGAAATTGTTTCTGATACAATGCTATACTGCCATGAGATATTCCGATATTTTCAGATTGAAAGATTCTATGATGGAGGGAAATGTTATTTCGTATATATCAAAAAAGACAGGTAAGAACGTTGAGGTTCCTGTACCTTCCAAGATTATAGAAATGATAAAAGAGGTTAGATCGTTCGATAAATACAACATAGAATCTTCCTTAAAGACTACTATGAATGAAGTTCTACCAACCCTTGGATGTAGAGCAGGTATAAACAAGCAGGTATTTGTAAGACGGGCAAATGTACTCATGAAAGGGCCGAAGTACCAGTTCATCAAAACACATACAGGACGTAGAACAGCTATTACCAGATGGGCTAATATGGGAATACCAGAAGGAGAACTGAAATCTATGGCTGGTCATTCTGATATAAGAACCACGAACAGATATATTACTGCAAGCGTATCAAATAAAACCAAAAATATTTTAACTGATGGAAATTTTGGAGAATGTGCTGTCAATTGAAAAAATGAAACACCTGCAAGAACTTGGAGTGAATACAGGTAACGCATCAATGACTTGGATGTTATATCCTTATGAGGAAGGGAAACAACCACAATTATCTTTACGAGAGTGGAAAACTTTCAAGGAACCGTTCAGAAAAGAACATTGTATTCCTGCATTTACTTTTCTTGACATCTTGGAACTGTTACCAAAAGAGATAAAAACAGGAACGGATACTTATTGGATTACAATGTACTTTAGTGACAATTGTTGGCATATATGTTATTCCATGTCTGACGAGTTTGATTATTATCAAGAATTTTTATCTTGCTCATTAATAGATGCAGCTTATGAAATGCTATGTTGGTGCGTTGAGGAAAGATTAATATCATAAAGATAAAACGGAATTAATTAAAAACGAATTAGAAATGAATGATGGAGTTCACTTTGACCAAAATGGTAACGAGGTAATCGTAATCAATGGATTTGAATATTCACGAGAAGAATTTGATTCCCTTGTGAATATATGTGGAGATTGCAATATATAATAACAAGAAAGTAATGAGTAAAACAACAATTTATTACCTATTCCTAGTAGTAATGTATATGCTGCTAGGATAGGTGGAAAGGAGAGATATGAAACATACAGTAGAAGATGCAGCGAAGGAAGCGGCAGAATATTGTTATGAATGCCAATACGATAATAGCTTAGAAATGAGGTTGGTTAAAGAGGCATTCAGACAAGGTGCCGAATGGCAGTCAAAGCAATCGCCTTGGATAAGTGTAAAGGAACGGTTGCCAGAGCCTAACAAGATTGTCCTTTGCAGAATGGTATCAAATGGAGCGATTGTTAGTGGCTATATCGTTGTTTCATCCGGGAGATCGCCATACGTTGCGACAGACGGAGGATTTGAATTTGAGGATTGGAACGACTACGAGTGTGACATGTGGATGCCCATTCCTTCTTTCGATGATATACTCGAAGCCAACAAGGATGTGCTGGAACGGATTAAACAGAAAGGAGATTGAACGGTATGAAAGTCAAGAACGGAATAATAATAGACGGAGTGCTACATGAATTGCGAGTTGGAATATGTGATGAGTGCTCATTACAAAATGAGTGCGATGATAGTTCAGAAATCATTTGCGATATAGCTTACGAAAACCAAAACATGGACCAGTGCTTTGTCAGTCGTGGGAAAATAACAGATATTAAGATAGATAAGGAGGAAAAGAAATGAAACAGGTATTGTCATTCAAGCAAATGAAGCATTTACAAGAACTTGGATTATACCATATCTACACCTTGCAGGATATTCTCGATAAGCTGCCTTGCTTTATTGGCAATCAAGTGCTTACCATCCAAAAACTTGCGGATAGCTATACGTGCTTGTATATGGAATCTTATAAGATTACAGAGAGTAAAGAACTCATTGATGCAGCATACGATATGTTGTGCTGGTGCATTGAAAACGGATATGTTAAAGTTGGGAAGAAGGAATAACAATGAAAGCAAGAATAAAAAGAAAAATACAAAAAAGACCATTCCTATACAATGTAGGACAAGTTTTTAAGGCTTGTGATTGGCTTACTGAAATTCAGCGTGGAAATATAGTTTGGCATCGGTATCATTCATTCGGTACTATTACTAAGCGTTATGTTTAAATAAATGATTAAACAATGAAAGCAAGAGTAAAATTAACAGGAGAAATTGTAAATATCAAGGATTTATATGATGATGGCACTGCATTGGTGAATGATAAATATTTAAAAATATCAGAACTTGATTTCTTTAGTGAAACTATCGACTGGGAACAGCGTAGATACGAATTGGCAAAAGAAATCGTTAATGTGGTTATAGCAAACGATATTGGTGTTTGTTCTGATGTAGCTGCTAAATATTCGGTTAATTGTGCTAATGCCATAATTAAAAGATTAAAGGAGGTGAATAATGAATAGCGTACAGACACAAACACTTTCCATTAAAGGAGATGGAGGTGGCGAAGCGTATATTGACTTTTGCGATGGACAATTATGTGTTTCTGTTGTCATAGAAGGAAAACAGGCGGATTTTCACTTTGAACCTGTCACTCTAGGAATGTTTGCCCATGCTTACAAGCTGCATTGTGAAGAGTGTGAAAAGAAGAAAGGAGAATAACCATGAAAGTGTTAAGAGATAAAACTCCTGTCGCTCGTAAAGAGCACAGGTGCAATTTTTGCGGTGGAGTAATTTCCATTGGAGAAAAATACAACAGACAGACCAATGTTTATGACGGTCGTGTTTATGACTGGGTATCCCACTGTGAATGTTCCGAGTTAGCCTGTGAACTTAATATGTTTGATGATTGCGATGAAGGACTTGACGATGATGGATTTATTGATAGACTTGATCAGTATGTTTACGACAATCATTATGACGATAAAATAGATGATATTGCGAAGGATTGGCAATTACCACGTTATGAATTAGTAAAGAAAGTATTGAATGAATTAAACAAGAAATAGTTATGACCGAAGAACTTGTGACATTGGAAACAGCAAAGTTGCTGAAAGAGAAAGGGATGTTTATAGATATAGAATTTCCTCCACAATCCGTTGCCCAAAAGTGGCTACGTGAAACTAAGAACATTCATATATGTATATACAACTGTGCCTGTGGTTATGGATACGAAATATCTAAAGCTGACAATGGAACTCATATAGCTAGTTCTGCTTATAAAGAAACAAATGACGGAGAAAAATGGGATACCTATGAGGAAGCACTGGAAGCTGGTTTACAGGAAGCATTAAAACTTATATAAAATGACGAAAAATGAAAAGAATAGTTACTGTCCAAGATATGATTGACGAATTAATGTTAGTTGTCAATAAGGATGCTGAAATAAATATTGTAATGAATACAGGAGATTACCAAACTGAATACATTCCAGATTTATATGATTTTTCCGTCATTGACTTTACTGATGTGCATCCTGATGATGGAAACTCGGAAAATAAAGTAGTAATAGAAATGTTTCGTTAAAAGAGAAATAAATAACGCTCAAAACAGGGAAGAAATGAATACAACTTTTGAAAAATCGGCTAATAGTACCGATGAATGGTACACACCGAAAGAAATTATAGACGCATTGGGTGAATTTGATTTAGACCCATGTGCTCCGGTAGCCCCCCTCTATAAAACAGCAAGTGTCATGTACAACAAAAATGACGATGGATTAAAACAGGAATGGAAAGGACGTGTTTGGTTGAACCCACCTTATTCCCGTCCTCTTATAGAATGTTTCGTTAAACGGATGGCAGAACATGGAAACGGCATTGCTTTACTTTTCAATCGCTGTGATTCAAAGATGTTTCAGGATGTGATATTCGAGAAGGCAACGGCAATGAAATTCTTGCGTAACCGAATCAGATTCTTCCGTCCAGACGGAACTCGTGGGGATTCTCCTGGCTGTGGCAGTATTCTCATCGCTTTTGGTGAGGATAATGCAGAAATATTGAGAACCTGCGATATTGCAGGCAAGTACGTTAGAATCAATTAGAATGACAAAAAGATGAATAAGGAAGAATTTTTAGGCAAAAGATACGCCATTGATTTAAAGCTAAAAGAATTGAATGGAGAAAAGGAACAGTTGGAAAAGGAATACATTGAATCCAACCAAGGATTCCCTGTTGGAAGCAAGGTTTGTATAACGGTCATGGCTCATGAAAGGATATTAGTTCCAGAAGCGAAGAAGCTAGCCTATATTGCAGATTATGAGATTGATGATAACGGAGAGGTTGTCCCCTCTTTAAGACAATTGGATTACAATGGGGGAATGTCAGCAATACCTTTATTTGTTAATTTAAAGAAGGCTATAATTGAATTAGTGTAAATCAAATAAGATATGAATGAATTGGAACAAGATAAAAGATATGTTTTTGGAGATATGATTATAGTAGCCACTATTGACTTTGACTTTAATCCTATCCTAAAAATTAGCACAGATGACGGAAATGTGATTGTAATGCCATCATCCGATAATAAGATAATTGTAAAATCAACTGTAGATAAATAACTCTCAAAACCAATGATATATGAATAAAATAGAAAAACTAGCAGGACAATATAACGATACTTTTACTTGTTTAACAGTAATAGAAAGTGAATTGACCAAAGAATGTCAGAAGTACGTTTCGTGGGATACCGTTCAAGTAAGCATTACTGGTGGCGGTGCCCCCATTGTAAAAGCAAGGAATGAGATAGATGCCGTTCCTTTGGAGGATTTTGTTGACCATGTAAATAAACATGGTAACATGTCAGAATGCGCCTATGGTCATTTAGCTTGTGTATAATTATGAAATATATGGGTAGTAAATCAAGAATAGCAAAGTATATTTTGCCTATAATCTTGAAAGATAGAAAAGATGATCAGTATTATGTTGAGCCGTTTTGTGGTGGATGTAATATGATTGATAAAGTAGGTGGTAATCGAATTGCAAACGATAATAATCCGTATTTGATACAAATGTGGAAAGCACTGATAGATGGGTGGCAACCTCCCTTGATAATTGAAAGAGATTACTATAATGATGTCCGTGATTGTTATAATCGCAAAGGAAAAGATTATTCAATAAATTACATCGGATGGGTAGGTTTTATGGGTAGTTACAACGGTAGGTTTTTCGATGGTGGGTACTCCGGTCATGCAGTGAAGATAAAAAAAGGTTTTCGAGATTACATTGGTGAAGCGATTAGGAATACTTTATGTCAAGTTGATAACCTGAAAGGTGTTGTATTCCTGAATCGGGATTATAAAGACTTAGTATTACCGTCCTGCTCAATTATTTACTGTGATCCGCCTTATAAAGGCGTAAAACGATACAGCTATCATATTGACCATGATGAGTTATGGAAATGGTGCAGGGACAAAGTAGCAGATGGGCACAAAGTGTTTGTTTCGGAATATAACGCACCGACTGACTTCGTATGTATCTGGGAACAGGAATTAAAAACAGCTATTAATCAGACGATAACCAAGAATGCTACAGAACGATTATTTGTACATAAATCACAAATTTAATTCAAAACAAGAAAGAAATGAATTAAATAGCCTTGGACGGGCTTTGTAAAATCCATATTGATATGAAAAAGTACATTGGAACAAAATTAGTTCAAGCCACACCAGCAATTCGCAAGGGTGGAAAAATTTATCTACCTACTGATGCTATTCCAAGAACAATGGAACCAGTAGAAGAAGGTTATAAGGTGGTGTATGAAGACGGTTATGAAAGCTGGTCCCCTAAAGATGTCTTTGAGAAGGCTTATCACGTGGCTGATACCCCTCTTGACCGTATGTATATCGAATATAATGAGTTGATGGACAAACATAATAAGTTAGTCCTGTTTCTTGGTCGAAAAGATGCTGTTGAAATAGCTGGTGAAGATCAGGTTGCTTTAATGGAAAGGCAAAAAATACAGATGCACGACTATCTTATTACCTTGAAAGATCGCATTGACTTAATGAAGAAATAAATATTGGCCATACGGTGGTTGAATGTCTGCCGTATGGCTCAAAACTAGATCAGAAGGAGGTAATTATGGGATCATTTATAGCCCAACAGCCAAACGGCTTATATTGTAGGTTTAGTACAATTGTTGATACAGTCACGCACTACAATATGACAAAAGATGATTACATAGAAGTATGCAAAGACCGATTAGGAAAGAAACGTGGAGAAGAAGAGGCTAATGATATTTTAAAAAACGATCTGCACCCTTTTAACGATGTTCTTGAGCGATTTATTCCTAATAATGATTCGGTTGAAGAGTTTAATATCCGCTTGAAAGAAATGGGATATATGGATGAGTTTAAGTTTAATGGATAATTCTAAAAACATATTAGTAATGAATAATATAGTAATCGAAGTAACCTCTAACGGATGGGAAATAACCGCAACCATTAATGGTAAGGAGTATAAAGAGAAGCATGTTGCAACAGCATTTGGATCTGAAAGTGTTGAAGGTAATTTTGAAAGCGAAGATGATATACCGGAAGAAATATATGATGCTTTAAATTCATCTTTCCCCTTTGAGTGTATGCAGGCATTGTATTCCATTGAGGATTAACGTAACACTAATGAGAAAGGAATATTTATGATAGAAATAGATTTGAATGATACCGTTAGTGTAGAGCTTACAGAATGGGGAGCCGCATATCATAATGCAACGAATATATTTAAGGAAATAACCACTACACAGAAATGGCATTATAAG